GGCTACAAGAGCTTGCACACGAACTGCCCATGCTTGATCGTTGTAAATGGTATCTGGGTTAGATTCGATAGCAATACGCATACTCAATCCGCCTGTTGCGATCTTGATCATATATTTGCGTTCTTCAGAAGTAAATGGGTTTTTATAAGTGCGTGGTTGATTAGCACTACCTGTAACAATCACTAACTGATCACAAAGTGCAGTAGCACGTTTGATAATCTCTAAGTGAGCATTGTGAATGGGTTGAAAGCGTCCAATGAGGACTAGGGTATCGTATTTTTTAGACATTGAAAAATCCTTTCAATAATGTCAGCGCCACGTCTATCGTTTTGCTATGTTTTTATTTATGTGTTTATTATATCATCTTTTCCAAATTAGAGCAACCTTTTTTGGCTCATAAAGTTCAACATGAATTTTAAGCCCATGCGCAGTTGCACGATCAATCATATTCTTTGTACCACGGCTTTTTCCGTCCCAGAGAGCAATAAGTGCATCGCCAAACTCTGCCATTAATTCGTTACGAATAGGGCCAGCTGCCCGCCCGTATTGTTCCCAATGTGCAGGAAACTTAAAAACGGGCAGAGCACATTCTTCTGCAAAACGTTCGCCTAATGAATCAGCACCTTTAGCACCTCCAGAAACTACTGCCGTGACATCAAATCCAGCATTAGCTATTGCTGTAAGTAATAAGTTGTAATCTTCGCAATCACGACTACCGGCAATAATTACTTTCATTCGTCTTCCCTTATTTCTACAAATTCCTGTATAAACAACTTTGCTTCCAAATTACTTTCCATGCGAGCAAGCATTTCATCCATGCTGGGATGATGTCCAGGATTGCCACCCAAGTGACTATGCTCACGTAAGTCGTCAGCAATGTCTGGATAGTCACTGACAAACCAACTACCCAATCGTATTTTAGGATTACGAATACTAGCAAAGTTAAACTCTGCTAGATATCGATCCCATTCTTTTTGAGTTAAGTATAGTTTGATCATTAGTTGCCTTACTGTTTTTTCCTATTATACTGCCAAAAAAAAATCCTGTCAACCTTGCGGAAGACAGGATTCACAAACATAGTTGTATTTCTACAACAGTTTAGTAGTTGTAGCGATCGACCATTACAGTCTTACGCATGATCCCTTCAGGAGTGAATTCACTCATATCAGCGGAAAGCAAAGCCTTCATGATAGCTGGACTGAAGCCAGATACTAGAGCAGCGCCGGACTTGTCTGCTTTCACAGGCACATTATCCTTACTGTTCAAGTTCCAGAACACAACTTGTGGCAGAGTGTAACCTGCAGCCTCATACTTGCGTTCGATCATTTCCATGGCGCTGTCATTGTGTGTAACGCAACCGTTAAATTGCATATCACTCAAGATCAAAAGCATCTCTGGCATTTCTGCTTGAGGTACTCCGCCTTTAACTGCAACATCAAGGATCTTTTCAAATGCCTTGTGCAAGTCAGTACCCATGCCCCAATCGGACTTAACCATTTGGTTCATCTTTTCAACTACGTTACCCTTAAGGTGCAATAGTTGTGGGTTTGAACTGAAAGTCAAGAACGTATCCTTGAACTTACCTTGGTTCTTTTCAGCTAGGTACAAACCTAGTGAAACTGCAACATCCATACAGGTTGTTGTACCTGATCCACCTGCTGGGCAGCACATGGAACCACTAACGTCTACCAAAGGTAGAATGTTAGCATCGCCAACAAAGTTTGGAAGAGCTGCCCATTGAGCCACAATGTGGTCCAATTCAGTCTTGCTATAGTTGTTGCTATAGCTGTTGATACCCTTCAACACGTCATATGGGTAAACTGCTGCGGCGTTAACCTTAACAGTTGGGTCAGTCTTATCGACCAACTTTTGCACGTACTCAGCGAACTTTGTAGTGTGACGGTTGAATGCCTTCTTGTAACGAGCACTAGCAACGCTAGGAACGTGACTGAAGTTAATGTTATCCCAGTCGCCTGAGCACATTTGGGTTTCAACAACCTTTGTAAGAGCCACAAGACTCTTACGATATTGCTTTGGTGTCATACCAAAGAATTCACGGATTTCGCGAGCGACCTCACCCTTACGAGGAGTCCACTTTGCTGCTAGTCCGTTACTAGCACGAAGGGCATCACCAAGCATTGTGTATGCTTGTGCCTTCAAGTCCTTGTCAGTAAAGACGAAAATATCGTCCCAACGACCCAACTCTGGAATCTTCTTCAAAAGAGCAGAAGCTGCTGCTTTATCAGTCTTTTCCAAGTGCTTCAAAATGTCGCGGAACAACTGACGTTCACCCGCACCACCTCGCGCATCACGTGCCCAAAGGGCAATACGCAATGCTAGATCCTTGTCTTCTACATACGCAGCGGTAAACGCTGGTACAATGTTCTTACCACGGCTTGCACCGATTCCGTAGAACAAGTCAACTGTAGACTTAGCTGTTGACTTACGTGCCTTCATACCATTTGTGGTAGTGGCTTCTTGATTTACTACTGCATTAACAAAAGTGTTCATGTGTCTTTCCTTTCAGGTTACGATTAAAAATGTTTGCTGTTAATAACCTATTAACAGGATGAGCGGAACGGTAGGAGTTTATCGACTAATCCCCATCCCCAGTACATCGGTTCAAGTTCCATCAGTCTATTCGGATTATTCAATACCGACTACTATTCCGTTTCTACGGACACTATCTTGTATTCTACAAGCACTAGCCTTTTAACGTCTTTCGACGATTATTATGGCAGTTCATAGTATAGTTGAAGTTGCTGTAATCATCCTAACATGCTAATTGCTTAACATGTCTTTATTATACAATTATTTGTAGGTATTGTCAACCTATTTTGGGGAAAATATGATTTCCACTCCACCAGCTAGTTTTAGCAAAACTAACAAAATTGGAGCACAGGGTGAGATTTGAACTCACGACTTTACGGATTTGCAATCCGTTGCATTGGGCCACTCTGCCACCTGTGCATAAATCTATGCTCACGTCTATTCCGGAGTGCCAACATGAAGTGTTGCGTATTACTTGCCACTAACGGACTCAACGCTGAGATACATGTTTTCTCGTTGTTATGGTAGGACTTGCCAGGTTCGAACTGACGACATTCTGCGTGTAAGGCAGACGCTCTACCAACTGAGCTAAAGTCCTATGTTGGATGCGGGTGACAGATTCGAACTGCCGATGCTCCGAGCTTATGAGACTGGAGTGGTGACCACCCTACCCGCTATAAATTGGTCGGAGTACAAGGATTCGAACCTTGGACCCTCTGGTCCCAAACCAGATGCGCTACCAGACTGCGCTACACTCCGAAAATACGACAGGTTCCGCTTTTTTTCACTATGAGTAAAATTTTTATTTGCTGAATGGAACCTAAAACTGTGGAGCGGGGTAAGAGAATCGAACTCTCAGCATTAGCTTGGAAGGCTAAGGTATTACCACTATACGAACCCCGCAAAAACTTGGAGGACGGGGTAGGAGTTTAACCTACCTAATCCGGGTTTGCAATCCAGTGCATAAACGCTCTGCCACCCGTCCATAAAATCTTTATCAAACACACTTATGGCTTTTGGCTCTTCTATGACCCGGTGCCCCGTCCTTACTACCTAAGCCTATGGTTAGGTTAAATGTATTTGATAAAGATGTCTTGCCACACACACCACATGCGCCCAAGACTGGGTCGTTACCCCGTCCACGTCTTTTTCTATTTAGACAGGTTAGCGTCCTGCCTTTGTGATTTCTCAAGTCGCTCTCTGTGAGCCTTGCGGTAGATCCAATGCACCGTGCTACTCTCGTCTCTAGCAATAACGCACTTTAATAACGTAAAAGTGTAAACCGGGTGTTATAAGCAGGATAGTTTCTGCCATTTTTTAATGAAACAGCAAAAACATTTTGATAGGCTGTGAAGTTATCTCTGCCCGTCATACGATGCGGGTATTAGCCGCTAGTTGTTTGCTGAACCTATCCTAAAACCTGGTGCCCGTTGTCGGATTCGAACTGACCACCTACGCATTACAAGTGCGTTGCTCTACCAAATGAGCTAAACGGGCAATGAATTATTTATTTTACACAGGATTACCTGATGTGTCTTCCTGATTGGTAAAATATTTTTCTTGTGCTTCTTTAAACTGATCTTCAGTTAGCCCATGCCAACCGATACATTTACCAGTTGGGCTACGACCACATCCGCACTTGCCAAATTCTTCTGCGTTTTCTTTAACTCGAACTTGCATTTTATCTTTCCTAAAAATGTTATCATAGTTGCTACGATAAGAATCAGTAACACCTTTTGTTTGAATTGTGTCACCTGTAATATCATTTCTTGCTACCATAATTTCTCCTAACTATTGGTGGAGGCAACAGGACTCGAACCCGCCACCTGATGCTTGCAAAGCACCTGCTCTACCAGATGAGCTATACCCCCACGTAAACTTTGGCTCCCCGAGCTGGGCTCGAACCAGCGACACCTTGATTAACAGTCAAGTGCTTCTACCAACTGAGCTATCAGGGAACAGTATACTTACTTATTCAGTTGCTGCTGGTGCAGCAAAATTATTTCCACGTTCTTTCTTAGTGGACTTTGGAACAATACTAGCAGCGTATTCTGCATCAATCATCATACGCTTAAATTGATTACGACCTTCTGCAGGACCTCCCATTAAAGCTACCATGCGTTTTGCTGTCTTGCTCAATTTAAAGTTTGCGTTAGTTTTAGCCATGTTTTTCCTTTTTGTTATCTTGGCGGAGAGTGAGGGATTCGAACCCTCGATACAGGTTTTGGCCCGTATGTCTTCTTAGCAGGAAGGTGGTTTCAGCCGCTCACCCAACTCTCCGAATATTATCTTGTTACCTTACGTACTAGTTTATACCAGTAGTACTTGATACCACGAAATGTTGGCATCCATTCAAACATTTCTGTAGTATATCCAACTTCTTTAGGCATATTGCCGTATGCCTTGTCTAACGTTTCTTTACTTGACATACAGCTTCTCCTTAAATTGGTGCGACTGACCAGAATCGAACTGTTCGCAAAATACTTGGTGCTCCGACCCGGAATCGAACCGGGAAGCCGTTAAGCGGCAGATTTTAAGTCTGCTATGTTTACCTATTTCATCATCGGAGCATTATTTCTCTACATTGCTATTATACTTTCTTTTAATAGCTTCCGCAATCTTTCTTTTGTGTTCTTCTGTCTTAGGTTTACCTTTGTTGCCAGCACCATTAGTATTGCTTACTCTGCTATTCATAGCAGATGCTTTTTCGTAACCGTATTTTTCAACCCTTCTGTCCCAAGGACTTTTATGAGTTTGAAAATTAGTTCCGTCTATAATAATATTATCGTAGTCAGTGCCCCAATACAAATGTTTAGGGTTACTGCACTTACTATTATTACAAGCATGGCACAATAGTATGCGTCCGCTAGGAATAGTTGTATCCAAATACTGTGCTAACACACCTTTATGATTAGTGGAGTTACCTCCACGCTCACAACATAGCTCTTCTAAGTTCAAATGCGCCCTGCGGTCTTCTCTAGGAAGTTTGATAAAATCGGTAATTTCTTTCATATTGTATTTATACTAAACACAAACAAATAAGACATTTTTGTGTCTACCTATTTCACCACAGTCGCATTATTGATTACGGCGCTTCATCCAAGTGTAGTCTACACCGTCTGGGCACTTACCGTCCTTAATACTGTCAGCACCAAAGATACCAACAATCTCCATTCCACCACCTGTTATAGTAACGTAACGGTTTAAACCTTTTGCAAATTCCATAGCTAAGTCTAAGCTAGGAAATTCTGTTTCATTTATTTTATCGTTTACTTTATACATTGTTAATTATACTCTCTTTTTTCTCTCATCACAACAATGATTACATTAATTTGGCGCCCCTAACAGGAATCGAACCTGTCTACGTTCGGCTTCAAATCCGACTCGCAACACAGTCCAGGGCATGATTGGCGCGACATAGGGGTTTCGATCCCCTTACCTCAGCAGTGACAGTGCTGTGCTCTCCCGATTGAGCTAATGCCGCATAAAAGGAGCTCGCTGTTGGATTCGAACCAAACTGTTTAACTCCGGATCTTCCTGGCAACTTTTACCCATATAGTCGACTTCAAGGTTACTCGATGTGCTCCAGTGTAGTTAAACTTCAGCAAGCATAAATTGGCGCAGAACATTGCTGTTTTTATTCGCATACAGGAATATTACTCCATACACAAACTGCATAATTGTCGGAAACGGTGAGATTTACTATTTCCTAATTTGGCGGAAACGGTGAGATTTGAACTCACGGAGCATTTCTACTCGGCAGTTTTCAAGACTGCTGCAATAAACCGGACTCTGCCACATTTCCATAATTTGGTGGAGTATCCTGGGATCGAACCAGGCGTGCCAAAGGCGGCGGATTTACAGTCCACTGCATCACCATTGATGCTTCTACTCCAATTTGGTGCCCAGGGTGGGACTCGAACCCACAAAATTTGGCTTCTAAGACCAACACGTATACCAATTCCATCACCTGGGCGAAACTTTACCATTATTGAAATACACTTACAGGAGTTGAACCTGCGAACCTTGCTCTATACAGGGCAAAGCTGTTTCCGCAACATCTGCGTGGCCTACGCATTTGTGCGTTTCAATAATGGTACTGGGTACGGAATTCGAATCCGTGTTCTCGCCGTGAAAGGGCGATGTCCTAGGCCTCTAGACGAACCCAGCATATTATCTCTTAGATTTTTAATGAACGTTTGTTAGTCTTTCCTAACTGTCTAAGTATCTATTATATAGTCTAAAGTGCTGTATGTCAACATCTTTTTGAAATATTTTTAAAATATTTTTGGTGGGCCACACAGGACTCGAACCTGCAACAACCGGTTTCGAAGACCGGAACTCTTCCATTGAGCTAATGGCCCATTATTGGTGCGGCGAATAGGACTCGAACCTACATAGGACGCTTTAGAAGAGCGTTGCCTTTCCATTAGACTACCGCCGCAAATTGGTGCTCCTAACAAGAATCGAACTTGTATTTCTACTTTACCAAAGTAGTGTTCTTCCATTTAACTATAGGAGCAAAACAGGATAGGTGTTCCAGGGCGGGACTCGAACCCTTAATTGGAACTTTAACCCCCAGCGGGCCACCCTCGCGAGTTGTGGAGCGAGAAAAGTGTTTGCAGTAACTATCCTAAACTGGTGTGTGAAGAAGGATTCGAACCTCCAATAGTACCATACTAAAAGTCTTGCGGACTTCCAAGGGACTCGAACCCTTTACCCGAACTGCCGTCCAGCTGTCTACCGTTTCAGCATTCACACATTAACTTGGCGCCGCCGGAGGGATTCGAACCCCCGTCTCTTCCTTGACATGGAAAAATTTATGCTGAACGTACTCTAAACAGAGTCACCTTTTTAAGTGTCCTACCATTAGACGACAGCGGCATTAAACTTTGGTACCCCTCCACAGATTCGAACTGTGAGAACTTCTCCTTTTGAGAGAGACGACTTTACCAATTTGTCCAGAGGGGCAAATTATCTATCAAACAAAATATTGAATGATATACTAATGCGTACATCATCGGTTTGATTTGAATTTACACCATGCAATAACCAACCGGGAAAAATAACCATTTTTCCTTCTTCGGGTGCATGTGCATATCTTTTAGGCAGAGTAGAAAAACAATAAGTTGCATTCATTGCTGGATTTGGATCCATGAAAAATATTTCACCATCTTGCCCATTAGTTTTTATATAATACACACCTGATAGATCTGCTGATGCATGATCGTGTACAGGAGTATACTCTTTTGGTGCTGTATGAGTCATCCAACTAGCAACAATTTTAAAACTTTGAATAGATCTATGTCCGAGCTGCAACAAATAATTGGTTACTTGCTGATGAATTTCTTTTTCGATGTGTACAAGCCCAATGTCTGCAATCAAATTAGATGTAAACGTAGGATCAGACAAACTATGACTAATAGGATCGACAACAGGTGACTTAGAAAAGAAACTTGCTCCAAACTTATTTACTGAGTCTAAACACTCTTTTTGAATGTTAAGTTTATCTGCTACTTGACATACATAAATCGGTACTGGAAATAACGGTTCTACTAACATAACTATCCCCCAAGCCTCTGAGCAACAAGTGCTGCTACAGTTTCTTGTAAATGTTCAATTTCGTCTGCTGCTTCATCTAACAAGTTAGCAATCTTATCTGGTTTCCCTTCTACAACTGCTAGCCTACCTGGAATAGACCTACGTATTTCTGCTCTTTTGCGTAAACGGAACAGTAGGCTTTGTTCTGCTACAGGCAAGTGACTTTCATCATTCATTCTTCGTCCTTGATTACATCAAATATATTACCGTACTGGTATCGCAGCGGCATGTTTCTTTCATCACCATAGACAGCAACTTTCCTACGCCACACTTTAGTAAACCATTTACGTTTGCCATGAACAGCAACTGGGAGCCAGGCAAATACCTGTTCCCAGTTATATGTTACCTTTTCAGGAGTCGATGTTTGATAGCTGTCAAACATTTCATCCTTAGGCCGCCTCCATATAGTTACGCACCCACGATAAACGAGCTTGCTCGTCCATAGCAGTATACTCAACAATGTTAGCACGGATATGATCAATCAATCCGTAATACTCTTCGTCAATGTTGTGCTTAATGTCCTTGTTCAAGTCTACTAACTTATCTGTACGTGGATTGCGAGCAACCCACTTTGAAGTTAAGTAGTATGGCGACTTGATCTTAGCACTTACACCATCATCTGTATAGAATACATAACCTTCGTGCTTGCATTCCTTAGCTAATTGCTTTAGTCGAGCCATGTTAGTTGTTACACTTTCTGGCACGAAACAATTAAACATGCGACCTAAGTCTTGCAACACGAATGGGTCGTGACCCACATTGCTGCCAAATTCGTTTTCACGATATCCTAGGAGGTACATACCTTCTTCTTCAGGGATGATATGTGGATCACTTGGATGCACACACTCAAACATAAATGTCATGCCTTGGGTCTCAGTGTTGCACAATGCCATTTGCCAGTCTGCCCAGCACATGTGTTCCATCATCATTTCCTTGGCCATATCAACGTATGGGCTGTCAGTACTACCTGTAGTAGACACTAAAACGTCATCGTTGTACCAAGTACAAGCTACCATGAAACCGTTTACTTTACGAAAAGCAGTTACCTTAGTATCATCAGATAGGACAGGTGCTTCCTTTTCAATTCCATAGTTGTAGATCTTTGTAAATGGGTATGCAACTAGGTTGAAATCCTTATCTACAACAGATCCACGGCATTCAGCAATGTATTCGTTCCACAAGTTATCGTAGAACACTTTTTTCTTGTACTTGAGTACGTAGATGCCGTCGCCAGCTTCTTTCATGTTAACCAAGCCGCTAGTCTCTACGTACTCCTTCAACTTGTCTTTAAACATTATTTGCTCACAATCTTGTTAGCGTGTTCCCAGAGAGAACGATCGCCTTTTGTTAAAACTTCAAGCAGTAATCTCTTTTCTTCTAAGTATGTTTTTGCAAATGTTGCGTCATGCTCAACAATACTTGTGCAGTTAGAAATTAAATCTGCCAACTTGATTGTTTGCGCTTCTGCGGGTGCCATTGCAGTGTGCGCTCTGTCAATTGCTTTGCGTGTTGCTCTGTTACCTTGTTCCGGACGGCTAACGTCGGTAAGCCATCCCACCAAGTCTGCGACTTCTTCACCGAACTCCGATTTGATGATTTCAATTGTAACTCCTGTATCTTCGACTACATCATGTAACCATGCTGCTGCAACCATAGCTACAGAAGCACCTTCAAGATTGTCAATAATACTAGCAACTTCAGCAGGATGGACAATATAAGGCTCATTCGTATACTTACGAAGTTGAGCCGCCGCTGCATGTGCCGCAGTTGCAAAAACTCTAGCCTTTTCGATTGTATCCATTATACGTGATGTCCTTTAATTTCGTTATCCTTAATACGATTGATTACGTATTCCATTGATACACAAATTTCACCTGTTGAGTCCATTCCTACATCAAACGCACGATACTTTTCTAATCCGCTTGTACCGCCATGCAAGTGACCGTACAAGTGCAATGCTCCTCTGTGCATTTGATCCCATTCAGCAATTGGATAGTGAAACATGACAATCTTGTGACCATCATATGTAATATCCAAGTACTTGTGTACTTCTGCAAACGCACTGCGGAATGTTGCATCCATCAATGTCTTACGGTCATGGTTGCCTTCAACCAAAATCTTTGTACCATTTAAACGTTGCATCATCCGTCCTGCATCACTGCCCGACATAAACGCTACATCACCTAAGATGTAAACAGTATCTTCCGGAGCAACTTTGTTGTTCCATTCTTCAACCATTGCGTTATTCATGTATGCTACGTCATCGCGGAAACGAGCACGGGTCACAGGGCAGAACTTCATGATATTCTTGTGACCAAAATGCAAGTCACTTGTAACCCATGTTCTCATTTCTTTTCCTTTACTTTTTCAATGCTTCCATTGTAGCAAGCAATTCACCCCATTGCTTACTTGGACTCTTACCTGCGTTGAGGTTACGAATTGCCATAAAATCTTCGTGATTCTCGGGAACCTTGAAGTATATGTTAGCGTATGTGCAGTCAAAACTATCATCTTCATCGTGGCTATACCAAGGGTGCTCTGACATTTCATCGAATACGTCTTCATAGTCTTCACGGTTGCCACCACCATTACGTGTATGCACAATAATGTAACCATCTTCCATATAGACATTGCGGAAACGACCAAAATCACCTTGGGTCTTTCCTAAGATTTCCATCAATTGATCAGTGTCAGGATTTACACCAAACAGCATATTGTACATACTCATATATCACCTTCGTAATTCTTTGGGACAATAAATCCCGAGTCTAATGTTATACCGTTTATAGTGTGTGGTTCGTTTTCATCGTATGTCCAACCTAAGACTTTCATCATCTTGTGTTTGACTAGTAAATTTGGGCTGCGAAACACTTCAGTGTCGTTAAATCCCATCATTACTCCAACTTCACAAACTGCACCACTTCTACAAACTCCAGCAACACAGTGTACTACAACTTGCATATGTTTGTCAAGTGCATGTTGTAATAGAGCCACAAGTTGCTCTGCTTGTTCGTCCTGAATTTTTAACTCTTCTGGAGCCTTGTCATCTTTTTCCAAATCTAAGAATTGAAATTGATGCACTTCTGCAAACTTATTAAATGGAATAGGAAATTCCATTCCTGGGTCTACAATTTGGATAAGCATAGAATTCACACCAGCATCAAAGTGGTGCCCTTTTGCTACATCCACCATTGCTACGTTTTGAATCCATTGCATGATTTTATCCTTTGACTTTTTCTAATGCATCTTTACGCATTAGGAATTTTCTATCTTGTACAGTTTTGCTAACAAGCAAGTACTCGACACCGTCAATTACTTGGACTTCTTTAACATCCTTGCACACTACCTTTTCGCCATTAAATCTGTTTTTAAATGTAATTGCTTTCACAGTAGTCTCCTTATTATAACAGGTTCTCTTTTTTCGTGCTACCACTACACTAACACAACTGACCAAGCTGTGCCTGGGATTCGAACCCAGCCTCTCTTTTTTGCAGAAAGATTATTTAAATTTGCTGAAAAGAACCTAAATGGTCAAACTAACAGGATCATCTTTTTATGGCGGACGCTCTACCAACTGAGCTACAATTAAGGTGGGATTCGAACCCACGACATTCTGCTTGGATTTAAGATTGCTGAACTGATCCTAAAACTGAGAACTTCCAGGGGACGCTATACGAACAACTCTGGAAGGATGTATGGAGCGGGTAGCGAGAATCGAACTCGCGAATAAACCTTGGCAAGGTTTCAGGTTACCATTACATCATACCCGCATAAACTTACTTATTTGTTCTAGATTGTTCACCGCACAATCTAGAAAAGCGGGGGTCTGTTTGCTGCATACAACTTATCCTATTATACACCATATGCAAGGGTGAGGCTCTTGGTGCTCCATCGAGGAATCGAACCACGATTGCCGGACTACAAAACCGGAGTATTGCCATTATACTAATAGAGCAATTTGTTAGGCGGCGGATACAGGAGTCGAACCTGTTAAAAAGTTTGCTGTAAACATTCCGATCTGAATGCTCTCCACAACCATGTGGAAAGTATCCGCCATAACTTGGTGGTAACGGTGAGATTCGAACTCACACCTGGCTCCGTATGAAGGAGGTGCACAACCATTATGCTACGTTACCATAATTTTTTACGATATATACTGTACTATGAAACTTACAATAACAGACAACTGTCTTCAACAAGAAGACTTAGATATGATTAAAAATACTATCCTTGGACCTAATTTTCCTTGGATGATGCATGACATTGTTGCATCTGAAAAATTATCATGCGATCCAAAATATAATAATCAATTTGTTCATTCTTTTTACATGAGTCCATTTGTAGAAAGTCAGTATTTAGATTTGCTTTCTCCTATATTGCACATCCTGCAGCCGGAGGCAATAATAAAGATTAAAGCAAATATTGTTCCATGCACAAATGAAATCGTTGAACATGGGTTTCATACTGACTTGCCAGGCAAATTAGAACAAGTATGTAAAACTGCTGTATTTTATCTTAACACTAATAATGGATACACCTTGTTTAAAGACGGTGAACGAATTAACAGTGTTGAAAACAGACTTGCTATTTTTGATACAACAGACTTGCATACTGGCACTTCATGTACCGACAACGCATATAGAGCAGTAATTAATTTCAATTACATTTAATGGTAGGACCGGAGGGATTCGAACCCTCACCTGGCGGATTAAAAGTCCGCTGTGCTAAACCGTTGACACTACGATCCCGTATTGGTCCCTACCGTCGGATTCGAACCGACACCTCATTGATTAAGAGTCAAGTGCGCTACCGTTAACGCTAGATAGGGTTAGTTGTATTAAATTTGATTTAATGTGCCAACCCTAGACCAATACGGGATCTAGAGCGACACTAACGTTTAGCACGTTTCATTGTCGTTCTCCTTTTGAACATTTTAAAAACAGGATGCTTATTTTTCAATTAAAAGTTGAATTTTGTAAGTTGCTGGACGCATCCTAAACTTGGTGCCGCTAGCAGGACTCGAACCTGCACACGGTGGCTTATCTGGCCACTGCTTTGGAGAGGTATAAGCTCTCGTCTTTACCATTAAGCTATAGCGGCAAATTTGGTCTCCATGGTAGGATTCGAACCTACAGCCTCCTGACTCCAGATCAGGCCGTCTACCAGATTGACATTACACAGAGATAATTGGTGGGCTAGTGCAGAATCTAACTGCCTAAGTCGTCATGTCATAACGATATGAAAAACATTTCATGTCAAGCCTATAATATGGAGGAAGGATAGTAGAATCGAACTCTATGCGCTTTCGCACACCTTCTGTTTTCAAGACAGAGCTGGACCCAGTCCAGTTAACCTTCCATTGTTGGCGTACCCCCAGGGACTCGAACCCCGACCGACAGTTTTGGAGACTGTAATGCTGCCATTACACTAGGGATACATAATTGGTGGAACATATCGGACTCGAACCGATCAGGCTATCTGCTTGCAAAGCAAATCCGGGTGCCCATGCCCATGCCCCATTAACTTGGCGCCTCCGTATGGAATCGAACCACAATCCCCGGCTTCGTAGACCAGTATATTATCCATTATACTACGGAGGCAAAACTTGGTGCAACCTGTAGGAATCGAACCTACTTCAACGGTGCTTCAAACCGCCGCTATGACCACATCAGCTAAAGTTGCATTGGGGTGCTAGATGGGGAACGATCCCATACTATCGCTTTCACAGAGCGAGGTGCAGACCACTACACTACTAACACCATAGATTGGTATCGCGTACGGGAATCGAACCCGTCTCTTTGGCTTGAAGGGCCAAGGACCTACCCAGAAGTCCAACGCGATATATTAAAACAGGATTCGCTTTTTTTATTTTCAATATAAAATTTTTAATTGCTGAATGAATCCTAAAACTTGGCAGGCGCAGTAGGGATCGAACCTACACTCTCAGAGTCAAAGTCTGATATGCTACCATTACATAATGCGCCAACAGATAACTGGCTCCGCGTGTGAGGATCGAACTCACCTAACCACTGATTAACAGTCAGGTCCCTGCACCTTGCTTGGATTTCGCGGAATAGAAAAAACAGGATGATTTTTGTCGCTAGACAACCAAAAAGTTTAGCTTTGAAATTTGCAGAACTCATCCTTAACTTGGTAGCCTATCTTGGGAACGATCCAAGGACCTACGCCTTATCAAGACGGTGCTCTACCACTGAGCTAATAGGCTATATTGGTGGATGCTGTAAGATTCGAACTTACTATCCCGAAGGAAACGAGGTTACAGCTCGCCGTGGCTCTCCAACTCCGACCGAGCATCCATAATTATCACACACTCTTTCGAATGTGTCGTATAAAATAAGCTGGTTAGACTCATTCAAAGTGAGAACGCTATACGATTTCCCAACTTACTTTATACGCTAGTGTTTTTCACTCCACATTAGGAGCACGATCTCTCGCTTTATCCATCGACTAGGCCGCCCGTTTGCAGCATGTTTAGAGTGCGCTGCCAGGACCTCGTTTCCTGTATCTTCACACTTTGTACTAATTTACGCTAAACGTCGGTGAGTTCACTAACGCTTCGCGGTATTGTTTAGCACGTTCCAACTTATTTTGAATAAGTTTTTGAAGTTGCTCTTTTGTAAGAACAGCTTCATAAGCCTGCTCAACAATACGTTCGTTTAATTTTGTATAATCTATCGTATCCATTTTTCCTTCCACAAAACAAAAAACCCCAGGGTTTTTAATCCTAGGGTTCCTAAAGTTTAAGTAGTTTTACGTTTTATGCGTAACCACTTCCCTCCAAGAACCCTGAGCTAATATAGCCCTCCGGTGTGCGATCATTAGATAGACTATTAATCGCGCATAACCATGAGCCGTGCATCTGCACTGCCTGTTTGGCTATCGTATTAAATTGTTGTCTAAATGTTGATTGCATTTTGTTTCTCTTTAATCTCTTTCAAAAATGTTAACTGCACCATTGCTGCTAACATGTCCTTATTGTATTGTCTTTCGACTCTACTGTCAACCACTTTTGGCTAACTGCAAAAAATATTTATCTCTTGCAATTGCCTTTATTATAAGAGTATTTATACTTCTTGTCAATAACCCCTATCAAATGTGGTATTTTTGCAACATTTGATTTGTTTTCGACATATCAGCACAAGTGTACTCTTGATAATTAGATTTTAACACCTCTGGCATAGGCACTTCAACTATTTTGGACGAATACATTTTTGCTACGTCTAAAAAGCTAATTGCCTTTCCTGTTCCCACATTATATATGCCTGATTCAGGTATGTCAAGAAATTTCTTGTGGATTTCTACAACTTTTTCTACAGGCACAAAATCTCTTAAGTAATTGTTACTGCCTTCAAACACTTTTATACTACCTGTTTCCTCTGCTTGTTTACGAAACTGAGTAAAAGGGCTTGCTTGAGTTCCTTTATGTTCTTCTCCAGGACCATACACATTAAAGTAACGAAACCCTTGAACAATGTTTCCAAAGGTGTACTTGTTAGCATAATTTTCAAAAGCTGCTTTGCTTTTAGCATAGTAATTTCTAGGATCTAAAGGAGCATCTTCACGAAATGTACTTACTAGTCCGTAAACACTTGCAGAGCTAGAGTACTGCATATTAACCTTATGATGCTTACATTCTTCGAACAGCCATATGCTAAATTCAAAGTTTTGTTTCATAATTTTTGTTATGTCTTGCTCAGTAGTGCTGCTGACAGCACCGATGTGTATAACCCAATCCAAACCTTTAACATCTGGCCAAGTTTCACCCCATTCAAAGGTTCTAACGTCATGCTCTTCAAGAGCTTTGACTATGTGGCCGCCGATAAATCCCTTATGTCCTGTAACTAAAATTTTCACTGTTGGCTATCTCCGGGTAAGATTCTATAGTTATCTTCCACGCTATCGGGTGTACTAACTTCCAATATAGTTCCTGCTTCTAAGCAAATGACTTGATGTGGTTGTAGAGGAGCATTATGAAAGATTGTACCTTCTTCGCCAATTATTTCAAACATCTGAGCATTGCTAGTTTGGATATATTTGATCATAAACTTGCCACTCATTACACGCCAGGTTTCTTCTTTTTCACGATGAAAGTGCATACTAAATCTTGCGCCTTCGTTGAAGTGCATGAACTTGCTACAATACTTGTCGTTAGTTACCCAAATTTCTTCACTTCCCCAACCTTTGTTAACATGTCCTGTTTGTCGTGTCATTTAATTTCCTCTAATCTCGGCGCATATACACCCACATGTTGTACTGTAATGCTTGCAGATTTATTAGCAAACTTAATTGCTTCAGCCATATCATTTGTTTCTAAAAACTTATAAGTTAACGCAGCAAGGAACGTATCGCCTGCACCTGTAACGTCTACGACGTCACCTGCTGATTCTGCTGCAAACACTATACCATTCCATTCTGCACCTTTGTCGCCGTGTGTGACAATGAGATGTTTGCGCATTGGTAAATTGGTAGCACGACTATATTCGAGTGCATTTATTTTAATATAGCATCCACCCAATTTAGACAAGTCTGTTTTCTTTGTATCGACAAAGATTGGCACATTTGTAGTTTTTACTAGGTGCGTGATTAAATCGTAACTTACAGTGCCTTTATTGTAGTCGCTAATAACGATAGCATCGTAAACATTAGGCAATTCGCTTACTATATCAATAGGGTCGCTAATTTCGTCGTGATCAATGCGAAGTAGCTGTTGCTTACTGCGCTCGTCAATTAGACGCTGTTTGTTACTAACTTTGCCTTTTAGAAAATTTACATTACACCCAAGTGCTTCTAAATTCTTTGCTACATTTCCAGCCATGCCGTCCTTAACAATTTGGCTGTGAGGAACAAAAATTGGAACTGGTGCTTCTGGGCTAATACGATCTACTTTTCCGTAGATATATGTATCAATACACGTATCACCTATTAGTAATACGTTGAATTGTTTTTGTTGTTGAATGATCTGTTCGTTCATAGTATATGATTTTAATAACGTCTGATCCAATTACTGGTTTACCTTTATAGTCAGATCCTTTAACCATTATATCACATTGCGATATCAAATGCAATAGCTCTTCGTCTGAATTGAACAAACAAACTTTGTCAACTGCCTTAATATTTTCTAAAATTAGTTTGCGCTCTTCTTCTGAGTGAATTGGACGATCATTACCTTTTAATTGCCTTACCCTAGCATCAGTATCAATTGCAACCAAAAGAAAATCCCCGAGCGATTTAGCGTAATTTAGTAACGCTAGATGCCCGGGGTGTAAGATGTCAAAAGTTCCGTTGACAACTACTTTCATTAGTCCATGTCAACGTAGTCTTCTTTACCAACTCCGCATTCTGGACATGTAAATGTATCAGGTAGTTCGTCCCATTTACCTTCTAATTCTTCATCGTGGACATGTCCACATACAATACATACCTTATCCATTATACTGTCTCCCAAATTTGTGTGTATGCTTCAGCATGACGCTGTTCTACTTTTGCTAGTGCTGCAAAACGCTTTTCTGCTTTTGCTAGAACTGCGGCAAATTGCTCTGCGTGTTCTTTAGATTCATCAATTTGGCTTTGTGCTTCGATGGCAGCTTGTTGATTGCCTTCTTCAATAGCTTCAGCTTTCATTGTTGGGTACATGTGAGTGTACTCTTCTGTTTCACCTTCGATAGCTAGTTCCAAGCTCTTTTTAACACTTGGTTTGCCGATTAGCAACTCCAAGTGCCCGTGAGCATGTAATAGTTCTTGGCTGGCAGTGTGTTCAAAATGTTTTGCCACATCCTCGAAGCCTTCTGCACGAGCTAGTTTAGCAAAGTACATGTACTTAGTAAATGCTTGGCTTTCCCCAGCAAATGCTGACTCCAAATTTTTCAATGTAATTGACATAGTGTGTCTCCTTTGTAAAGTTTATTGTAATAGTATTTAATAATAAAATCAAGCGGTTTAATTGATTTTTTCAATAATTATTTTAATAACGCTTATTAAAAAAATCAATAAGCGTACTTGATTTGCAGCAATGAAATCTTTGGACTAGGATACAGCTCCATTTCTAACCCTCCGTAGACTCTGCGATGTGGAAGATGCCTTATGCGCCATCTTCTCACATCCTTTATTGCATCACGAATTTTGCCATGCGGAATTAAAATCTTAACTGTATTCAAATGGGGTACTTGGATGTCCATAATCTACCTTAATGTTTTCTTCCTTGACATTATCGTACTCTGTGTAATATGACTCATTAGGTTTTAATTCACGCCAATCATCATATTTGATTTGAGCTAATAATACTTCCTTCTTACTGAGTAAATCACATACAATAAACGAACTAGAGCAACGTCCAATTATTGTTTTAATAGGAGAGTGTTTGTACTCATTAGCCAATAGTGCCTTGTGCGTGGCACATCCATACGGAGCCATGATACGAGTAATGCCTAGCTTCTGATTACGAAGTCGGAATTTATCTATTAGTGTGAGTTCTGAGAGTGTAGCTTCGTTATCATCGCTAATACGCAATAGTGCGTTCTTAACTTTGATGCTACCTTTAGTAGACGGATTGTTTGGCGTTTCCTTAGTACTCCAAGGTAGCTGACAGTCTACATGATTGACATATAATGTCTCCCCATGAAATTTTAAGACCCACATAGGAATGGTCTGATCTTCTAAGTGTTTTTTGTTAAAATGGAACACTACGTCCTTACAAGCATATTCAATCTATTTCATTTCTGAAATCTCCTTAAAAAAGTATTTATTTGTTCATTATAGTGTCAACAAAATTTAAGAGCAAGGAATAATGGCTACCTTTGTGATACTTTCCTTGCATCCAGCTATAACTTTCATACCAGTGCGGTTCGCTTTCTAGATGGCAACCTATTAAGCCTATTCGGCCTTGGATAATGGCCATTGGGTCGCCATTTGCATACGTAGCGATTGTATCATACTTGCCGTTACCAACCAAAGCACAACCGTCGTAAAAAAACATCGTTGTATCAACTCCATTCCAATTGATTTTAATATCCTTAGCATGAGGTCTCCTTGTATCGGTATTTGGGCGAGTAATATACTGCACTGCATCGACTCCGTCTAATATATTAAAATACTCACTGCCTGCCCAATATGCGCCCATGCATATTCCTAAGTAGGCACCACCTTGCCGAACAAATGTTTGTATTCTTTCATAATGATCGATAGTAAGAAAATCAAAATTACTAGCATCACCGAGTCCGCCTGGAAAGCAAACTATATCAACATCGTCAAAAAAATCCGCCTCTAAATCATGGCGGGTAAAAATCTTAAAAGAATAATGTGGAGTCAATGCTCTAATAATACCGTTGACGCTTTGGACTGAACAGTAGGGTTGATGTAAAAATAATGCTATACGGCCCTTCATTTTGTATTTACCGGTTACGGATTCCGGTGATACCTTATCTTGTATCCGATTTTTCTATTAAATTGTCTCTAAATATTTCCCAGGCATTTTCCCAAGTCCAACGGTGACTACCTTCCCAAACTTGTGTACGATTTAACATGAGCGCATCTTTGACTGCTTGTTTTAAGTCTTCATTCATGCAGCCTGTAATGCCTTCGTCTATTACGTCTTCTGGGCCTTGGCATGGGTAAGCTGCAACTGGAGTACCGCATGCCATTGCTTCAATCATAACAATACCGAATGTTTCCCATCGACTAGGAAATACGAATACATCTGCTAATTGGTAATATGCAGCAAGTTCATGTCCAGTTTTAAATCCAACAAATTCAATGCTAGGATATTGTGTTTTATATTTTTCTAACATAGGACCATCGCCTACCATGATCTTACGTGCATTAGGATAATCTAATTCAAAGAAATCTTCTAAATTCTTTTCTTTACTCACACGAGCAACACATACTAAAATAGGATTTTTATTTTTTTTATGTTTGCCCGGATAAAATATTTCACGATCAACACCACGTGTCCACGGGATGACTTCTCCACTGAACCCATGAGCTTTAAGTTCAGCAACCATCGAGTCAGTTGTAGTTAAAACTTTGCCACTATGCTTATGAAACCAACGTACAAATCGCCAGGTAAGTGACTCAGGAATTCCAAATAGCTTTCGGAGCCCTTCAGGAAACTTAGTGTGATAAGCGGTATTGTGAGAAATACCAGCCAATGAAAGATATGCTCTAGCCCACAAACCAAGAGGACCCTCTGTGGCGATATGGATATAATCCGGAGATATCTCCTCAATCTTCTTGCCCAAGTTCCTTGGATAGGCAATCTTGACTTCGTTGTAGCCAGGACAATCAATGTAGCGGAACCACCCGGGATCCAACACCACAATGTTATAACCGTCACGAACAGCACAAATCTCAATATTTTTGTAGGTCGTAACAACACCGTTTATTTGATCCTTAAGATTATCAGTTATTATCAGTATCGTCTTTGTCATTCTCTCGTGTCCATGTAACTACTTCCCATCGACCGTCGTGATGCTCTACAAGTGCTGTACAACTTTCAACCCAGTCACCGTCATTCATATAAATGACACCGTCTATCTCTTTAATTTCGGCATGATGTATGTGTCCACATATTACGCCGTCAAATCCACGCTTTTTACAGTATCCGGCAAGATTCTTTTCGAATTGGAACATAAAGTCACTTGCTTTCTTAACTCTATGTTTGAGATATTTACTAAGACTCCAGTAACCAAATCCTAGTTTATGACGCACCCAATTAAACCGACTATTCCAATCTAATACTAGGTCGTATAGCTTGTCGCCCAAAAATGCAAGCCAAGGAGCAAGACGAGTAATACCATCAAATAAATCACCATGTGTAACCAAATAATGTCGGCCATCGGCTCCGATGTGTTCTGTTTGATTATGTATTTCAACAAGTCCAAAACTAAATCCATATGGTATCATCGGGCGCAGGAATTCGTCATGATTTCCAGCCACGTATACAACCCTAGTGCCACGTTTAGCGTGACCCAGAACTCGACGGACAACATTAGTGTGTGCTTGTTTCCATCGCCATTTGTTTTGTTGGATTTTCCACGCATCGATAATATCTCCTACAAGATATAATGTTTCGCATGTATTGTGTTTGAGAAAATTGTTGAGCTTGGCAGCTTGTGAATCACGTGTGCCTAAATGTACATCGGAAATAAAAATACTGCGATAAGTTTTGGCTGTCATACCAATATTTATCGCAGTATCATGTTGCTAAGATTACAGATTTGTTAAATCCTAACCACCGTCCATTTAGTATCAAATGGCTTACCTTCGGCGCGGTGCTTTAGTATCTTACGGAATTCTTCTTTACGAAGTTCCATAATTGCATCTTCATCGTGTCGGAAGCAGGCCTTGTACAACTTACGAACTAATTTCGCTTGTTTCATGGCAAGTTCCTCCTTGACAAATATTTATGCAAATATTTCCAATGCTGTCCCACACTCGACACAGAACTTAGCATGAGACTTATTCTGCTTGCCACAAGTTACACACTTTGGTTTGTGCTGTACTGTTACTGGTTTAGTAACTGGCTTGTTATCGCCCAAGTCGCCGACTAGTTTCAACACAATGTTGTGTATTGTAGGATCTAGTGCGCCAACTGTTGTTTCAGTAAACTTTTGTTCGCTCTTGCTGCCCGGTACAGTAATACCTACATCACTAACGTAGCTGTCCATAGTAGCCATACCGTCATGAGTTGCACCACTAGCAGTAATATTCATACTGTTTAGTGTAGCCGCAGTTGCTGCGCTAGCCATAGCACGTACTGTTTCTCCTTTACTAGTATCAACGCTACGCATTACACCATTTACATTAAATGAACCAAGGCTACCACTAGCACCGTAGTAGGGTGTTGAGTTCCAAGTAGTTGTAGTAGTTGTCCAAGTTGGAATATTGATTACTGGACGTGGAATTTCAAACTGATACTCGATACGAACAAGTCCATCTTCTAGTTTGATACCACGTGGACCATCTTCAATTGCCTGTGTGCGTTCAATGAACTTGAACTTGTTACCTTCGGAGAGATTGCCGTTTTTAATCCAACGCTCTAAGTCGACAGTCCGACCCGGGTCAATGACCAGTCCGCCAGGAACAGCATTCTCTCCGTCGATAAACACATTTACGACAGCACGAGTTGTATTGAGGTTTTTGAGTAAGATGCTATATTCGCTTGCAAATGGAATATAGACTGTGTCCTTGAATTCACGGAGCACTTTGCCTTTTGATTTGATAGAGGCGACTAATTTTTGATTATACATCATGGTTTTTCCTTTTTACGGTACACACTCTAAGTACCTAGTTATTAAAGAGTGTTAGTTGTGGACCATCCACAAATTTATTTATTCTGATTTTAACTGCTTGATTTCTCTTTTGATAATCCGAATTGCTTCAGCCTGACGCTGTTGTGCAAATGCTTGGCTAGGACCCCAATCAAACTTTTCAGCCGTAGCTTCTAGCTCTTCTAGGCTCTCTTTAACTTTAATCGCTTCTTCTAATGTCATACTGGAACTTCGATCAATTGAAAGATGCGCCAATCTCTGCGATCAGCTACTTTTTTCTCTTTCTTATCTTGCTCTTGAACATAGGCTAGAAAACTCTTTGCCTGTTCCATTGTGCCAAAGAATAGATCACTGCCGTATGCATAGGTTCCTACTGATCCGCTTTCGCCTTCCCAGTAGTGTCCTACAGCATAGTTAAACTTTTTGGCTTGTTTCTTTTTTGCCATGTTCTTCCTCCAATGTTGGAGCAATTTTTCTTAGCTCTTCTTCAGAAGCATAACGAATTGGGGGATTGAAGTGCCAACTATCAGCAGTAAAGATACGCACAGGTTTCCAATACTTATGAATAATGTTATTGATTACTACTATCGTAATAACAAATACAACAAATGCCAAGCCTGTTAAAATACTGCCTGCTAATATTTCTGATGCTACATCTACGTCCATTTTACTTCTTTCTTACTTTGTTAAAAAAATTGCAGTAACAGTCTTGGGTTTTACTATCATTTCCTGATTTGCCAGTTTTACAACGGTTGCTAGTCTTTGGTATCATTGATCGCCGACTAACGTGCCAACCTTTACTGACCGCTTTCGCGTTTGCGCTTTTTCCCGACTGTTGGAAGGGTTGATCGAAACTTAGGCATACTCTACCTTGGGCGGAATTTAATCCTTAGCTCATCCTATGGAATCCAAGTTACCATTTGCCACGGGCGCCAACCTTACCGCGCTGTCCTTTACTGCGTTACTCTTAAATTGATTTGTACAATGCACCACTTGCTGTAAATGCAGTTTTCCATGACCACTCGTCGAGTACTAGCTGATTGAAGATTTGTTCTTCAAGTTCAATGATTTCGTCAACACTAAGTTCCATCATGCGGATTGCACGATTATAACTGTCTTCGTAGCTAGATGGACGTTGTGGCATTGCACGAATTTTTGCAATCTTATCCAAGTCGCCAGTCTTAGCCAACTCAACGTGCTCTTTAGCAACCTTAAGTGCAGCCTTTTTATAGTCCTTTACAGACTCGTCGAATTCTTTAATGTGCTTCTTCTTGTTAGTTTGAAGAATCTCCATTAATTCTGTTTTATTAACTTTTACGCTTCTCATTGCGTTTCTCCTTGGATTTTCCATCATCCACCTTTTGTTGTTTGGTGCGTTTGGCGGGACTCGAACCCGCTTCCTTGAGTTTTAGAGGCTCAGTGTCTTCCCAAGACGACAAACGCTTTATATCTTTGTGTTTTACTATTATAAGTGTTTTGTAGATTTTGTCAACCTTCATTGGCAAATCTAAGTGAACAATTATTTGCGGGCCTGTGTTATCAATAACACGATCATTACCAACAGTACCGACAAACGGAATACCAGCGAACTTGCCATGCACTCTATCTCCAAGAAAGTATTTTGGCTTGTAGCCAATTTTTTCAAAATAATCAGTTTGTGTACCCATAGCGCATTATAACAAAAAAGAAAGGGGTTGTCAAGATCGAAAGAAAAGCACCCGAAGGTGCTTTCTACTATTTTGGGTGACAAGGCATAGTTGCCTCGCAAGTGCTGTTTCTTAGGCAGCTAGTGCAAATGCGCTGTCGTTGCTAGCAACGTCAACGTTCACTTGCATGAACTTGAAAGTAGATGTTTTTGCATTTACTAATTTTGCTTGATTTACAGTCATCGCCTACTGTGTTGCCGTCTTCAATATCTATCCCTGTCGAAACCATGGCAGGCCCATCATAAACATTCTGTGTCAAAACACTTATGGTGGACCTGGTGGGAGTCGAACCCACGTCCAGAAATCCTTCTCTCCAAAGGAATTACAACAATATCTATATTATATATTTATCGCAATAGGTTGTCAACCATATTTGGATACTGTATTTTTTCAAGATTTTGCAAGTCTGCATTGAACGCAATACTAATCCTATCGGCGGTACTACGATTAGCATGAGCTCTATGTTCAATCCAACCCGGAAACATAACTAATTTTCCTGCTGCTGGAGTAATGCTCCATTGTAGGGAATTAAATGGTGTTAGATTACTATAAACCTGCTGTGGTATTGCATAGCCTAGCATATTTTTAAGTGGCGATGTTAGCTCTAAATCACCGCAACCTTCCTCAGCTCTTACATAATAGACAAATGTCCAATAACGTCCAGGATGTACGTGTGCTATGTTATTCTGTAAAGAAATGCCTTCCGGTTTGTTTACATTAATCCAAGCATTAACAATCTTTGGTTGGTGCTCTGGTAAGAATGGTATTAAATTTGAAGCATCTACAAATTTAGTTTCAATTTCCTGTAATAATGGTTGTAAACACGCTGCTGATAAATCAACCAAACCGCTTTGCCATCCTGCACCCGTTTTAGGGTCTAAAGAGGTGTGTTCTTGCTGATAACACCATTCTTCTATTTCTTGGTTATCAACATCTATATAATCCCAGCCTATTGGGCTTGCAAATAAAGGTAAAAAGTTCATGAAGTATTTAAGCATAGATTAACTGCTACTATAAGTTCCTGGCAACAACTAAATACTATGTCAAACATATCGGGAGCGAATCAATGGGTGATATTTTTAAAATTATTGGTGATTTAGGTATGCCAGTAGCTGCTGCACTAGCAGGCGGGTACTTTGTTTACCTAACAATTAGACTATTATTACAAGGTGTTTTAGGCAGTATTAAAGGTATGGCCGGAATTATTACAGCCCTAGACAATCGTGTAAAAACAATGAATCACGATGTAGTACGTATTGACACTATTGTGTCCAATGCGTTAGGATTACGCCCAGACGTTGATCGTATTGCTCGTGCAGATGGAAAGAATGATGCAAGACGCGATTAATGAAATTGAACTAGCTATGCTAGATGACGATGTTATCCAGCTTCATAACATAGCCAGACATTTAGAACAAACTATTGGTGTCGGTACACTAAGCGAAGATATACGTAAAGCAGCAGATCGACTAAACGAAATTTTAAAGGGATACTGATATGTTTTATTACGATTACAATTGGGACCTAAGCCCAAATGGAATTATTTTAGATGAAGAGCTAGACATAGACAAACTAGGTTGGAAGGGCGGAGATTTATTTGAAGTCGTTAATATCAATGGTAGAGCTATGCTACGTAAAATGGATCCTGTACGTTCTTTTGCTAAAGGATACAGAGTAAATTTTGGAGAACAAGATGGATGTAGTTGAGTTAGTCAATAAGTATGGATTCCCAATTGTTATGGCAGTTGGAATGGGATTCATTATTAATTATGTTTGGAAATGGGCTACTGAAGAAGTTAAACCTGTTATTTCAGATGCCAACACTGTGCTTATTGCACTAATTGATCGTATTCGTATGCTAGACAATGACTTGATTCGTTTAAATCAAAAAGTTAACACTGTATTAACTATCCGCGGCAAGATGATTGAATCTGATCGTGTTATGGAAACTGCTATTGTAGAAGCTAAGGCTAATGCCAAATTCCACGATGCAATGGACGAAGCAGATGCTATTGGAACAAAGAATAAGTCTAAGGACAAGACTCCTGATGACAAAGAGGCTGCTGGAGGTAGCTCTTAAAAGAACACACCTTAGGACCGGTATTAAGTTACCGTAAGTGTGGGGCGGCTGCTGCCCTGGAAGAAGCGATTCGCTACCGTGACTTCCTAAAGTGAGCTTTTTTTACGATTAAAAACTTTGAGAAATAAAGTTTGCTTCTGGAATACGTGTATGAGTATTTTTTGAATTTAATAGGACAACGATACGGCGTCCTATTTTTGTATCTAACATCATAACAATACACCCTCCACTTGCTCGAATGTATCCAGTTTTGCTTACGATAAAATCTTTAGTAGCAACTAAAGGATTAGTATTTCGAAACGCAAAATAATGTTTCTTCTTCTTTTTATTTTGCGTTTCTATTTTGCCTTCTGATGTATTTGATGCTTTAATGATTGTGGAATACTTGCTAGATTCTAACACAATTTTAACTAGTTCTTCTGCGGTACTAACATTCATAACATTTAATCCGCTTGGGTCTGCATAATGTGTATTTTGTAATCCTAAATTCCAGGCTTTCCAATTCATAGCATTAATACATGAACTGCGACCAGATGGATAATTGTCACACAATGTTTCTGCTGCACGGTTATCTGATTTTACTAACATTAATGTTAATAACTCGTTTCTAGTAACACCGTTAATTTTTTCATCTAAGTCTTGGTGTGCATCAAGAACAACCATTGCTGTCATTAGTTTGGTAATGCTAGCAATACTACGCTTCTCAGTAGAGTTTTTACTTTCTATGATATTACCTTCGCCGTCTGCTACTAGCCAGCTTGTCGCGGTGATAGGCAGAGGTTTGGTAGTGGCAGCGAATGATTGCCCATTATATAGTATGGTAAGAAATACCAATAAAGATAAGATTCTATGCATTTGTCTATTGTATACTCGGCTAATAAATTTGTCAAATTACTTCTCATGAGCCACAAATTCACCATTCCAATTCTCCGGTAGGTCTTGCTGTTTCATAAACTCGCAACGTTCAATCCACATCTTGTAATACTTGTCCATTTGTCCGCCAAAGTTGCCCTTTAGCTTCTTACACATAGCGGCGGCCTCGTCAAACTTTTTCTGTTTGTACAAGGCATGCATCAATTCGTGCTGTACTTTATCTTTAGTATAGTCTGCACCTTTGGTTCGTAATGCTGTGTAGATTAAGTCCGCTACAGTTTTGCCTTTTGGCTGTAAGTTGTCTAGCATTAGATAGAAGAAGTCATCCTTAGTACGGTTGTAAGTTTCAGCACCAATGATACACAATACGCCATACGCTTTACAACGTGCTTCTAAACGAGCGGCTGTTGAAACCATGTCACCTAAGATATCATAGCTGTGTCGTTCTGTTGAACCCATTTCACCGATGAAGCCGATACCTGAATTACAACCCCAACCCATTGCGGCTGGCGGTAATCCTTGTGCTTCCATTAGCTTAGTGTACTCGTCTACCTTGTCTAACATCTCTAAGCCTACCTTAACGATAGTACGAGCATGATTAGGATCTTCAATTGGAGCACCGTGTATGTGCATACTCGCATCGCCTACATACTTGATAACCATACCTTTGTTATCTAACATTGGTTGACTAATAGCATCCATGTAGCCGTTCATGTACTTGCCTAAGCCAGCAACGTCATCGCCGTAGTGTTCACCGATAGGTGTGAAGCCACGCAAGTCAGAGAACATAACTGATACGTCTTTACGTACACCACGCTTGATCAAGTCTGGATCTTTTTGTAGTAGTTCAACTACTTCCTTAGAGCAGTAACCAGCAAACTGTTTCTTGATTGCTTGTTTCTGTAAGAACTCACTTACAAACTTAACACCGTAAGCATGTAGGAGAACAAGAGTAGTACCAACAGCAATGGCAGTAATGTCAACAAGCCAAAGATCAGTCTTGTAAAAATACTGAGATATAGGATACAGAATAGCGAGAGCGATAACGCCAGAAGAAAGTCCAACATAAGTCCACCTTGTTAAAAATAGTAATGCTATGCCCAATACTACCAAGGCTAAGATTTCAGCGCCATCGGCCCAATCCGGACGCTGTATAGTGACACCATTAACCATAGTGCCGATAACTGCGGCTTGTACTTCATGTGGAAATACTGCGCCTTTACTTGTTGGCAACGGATTGCTAATACCAGCAGCAGTAGGTCCTACAATAACAATAGCACCGCCTAAATCTTTCGGTAAGTTAACTGCACTTACACTATGCGAATCTTGACTCCAGTCAATCCAAATTCTGCCTAAGCTGTCTGTTGTTATAGGACCAAACTTTGGAATACGCATTTTCTCAACACCGCCTTCAAATAGTTTTACCTGAAATGTAGTGTCGCCAGCGGCTACTCGCAGAGTCTCCATAGCTATGCTAGGATACAGTTTTCCGTCGACAGTGACAATAAGCGGCATACGGCGATTAACACCGTCCACTTCAGGTAAAGTGTTTACAATACCAACACCAGTGGCATTATTTTCTAATTGAGGGATGTTAGCAATAAGTCCGGGATACTGCACAATCTGATCCATAAACTCTGGACCTAATACAGCACTGCCAGGAACTCGAGGAGTGTTCTTAGTTTTTTGTGCCGGAACACTTCCTAGTACAACTGGAAATTCTTTTAAAGTTTGACCCAGGACGTTGTCGCCACCAGTACGGTCTGATTCTGGCATGAGAATATTAAGTACGACAAGGCCTGCTCCCCTTGAATATAAATCTCGTATAATTTCGGCATACTTTGCCCTCGGTAATGGCCACTGCCCATATTTGTCAAGCGTGGCTTCATCAATATTTACTGTTACAATGTTGTTAACAGTAATTTCTTTGGAAGTAATTAGTGTGTCAAAATAACGTAATCTTACGCTTTCAACAAATGTAGGATCTGCAATACGTATGCCCGCTACTAATGCGAGAGTTAGTAGGGCAGTCCACGGGCTTGTTAAGATTTTTTTCAGCATCAGTTATTTAACTGATTTCTTGAGCTGTTCTTTGTAAAGTTTTAGCTCTTCAGCGTGACGTGCAGCATCTTGTTCTTGTTTTCTTGCATCAACTGCTTCAACAAAACGATACATTCCGTAGGCAACTGCTAGCCCAAATAAACCACCTAAAATTTGTGCTAGTGTAATCATATTAGTATCCTTGTCTTACTGTAATAGGAGCACAGCCGCCAGCATTTGCGCATGTTGTTGTTACGCTAACATTCTGTCCACCGGCTTGATTAACAATAACGCTAGCAGGGCCGCCTGCATTAGTTAGATTTAAAGTAGCATTATTAGCAGTTGTTCCTTCTTGCAATATCGTAGCACTATTGCGATCACCAGTTAATGTAGCATCTAGTTTATGCTGTCCAGTTCCTTTTTGTGTAACATCTAATGTATTCAGAGCACCATCTACTTTAACAAACATAATCTTGTTGCCGTTGTCAGTTTGTTTAGCAAGCACACTATTACCGTTTCCAGTAATTGTAGTTTCATTGTAATGTCCGCCAACACCGCCATTATTAGTCTGCTGTACAGTTAAGCTAGTTCCCCAACCGGCAATAGTAGCATCTAAGTAATGTCCGTTACCTCCAACAGTATTACCCTGTGTATCTCGACCTTGATTTAAATTGACAACATTATTGTTACCCTCGAAATTAAGTTTCATTTCGTTCTGTCCAATACCCTGCACACCCTGTCGGGCTGTGATATTATTGTTAGTACCATTTAACTGTAATCTAATCAGGTTCTTATTACCATCTTGATCCATAGTAACTGTATTATTATCACCGCCTATTTGCTGGATGTAGATTTTATTACCGTCTGGTGCTATTCTGTTAGTCCAAGTGTCTACTTTAATCTGATTGGTAGGTATAATTGTACTAGTGGTATTAATAGTAATGTCATTGCTCACTGATCCATTTCCAATAGTTACATAACTTGGCCAAGGAGTTGTGCTGCTAGAAGTACTGTATGATGACGTTTGGGTTCCGTCAAAATAATCTGTGACAGTTAACTTAGTAGTTGTAATAACGGTACCAGCTTGTGTATTTGAAGAGCTCGAACCAGTTTCTGTTGTTGTAGCAGTACTATAAAGTATTTCTGGATCCGACGTAGAAGTACTAGTATTATCACTGTAATTTGTTGTTGTGACTTTTGTACGATACAGTCTTACTACATTTCCTGTAACTACTTGTCTCCAAGTATAAGTTACCACAGTACTTGTTACAGTAGGTGCTGTAGGAGCAGGTGCTGCACCGGCTGTTGCACCTGTTCCAGCGTTAGTTACGCTCATTGTACTATTGTATCCGCCAGGCTGTCCACTTGTAGTACCACCAGTTGCACTTGGGCCGCCACCATTAGCGTTAGCAACTAATCCTGCGGTACTAGAACCAGGCACACCGTCACTGTTTACAATACAAGCATTACTACCACCCCATGCACCTTGGCAAGCACCGAATCCCGGACTGCTTGTCCAACCTTGTGCTGTTATGTTGTTGTAAGGACCAAACTCTGGATTATACAATAAGTTACCACCACCGTTAAGTTGTAGTGTTGGCGCACGATACCAAGGCCCGTAATCACCTGCCCAATAGCTTCCGTCAATACCATACATACTAACCTTAGCATAGGCTACTGTTGCTGCTTGGGCAGCAGATAATGTTGTACTGGTAGTTAGTGTTGTCCAAGGTACCGCAGTATCAATACAAGGATTACCACACACAGCATTTGGATTTGGTAGGTTAGCATTATAACTTGAATTAATTGTAGCTACTAACGCATTTGACGATGTATAGAATTGTATCTTAACGTTGGCTGTATCGCTTTGTCCAGCACGTCCTCCTCCGTTGTGTGCCAATACGCTGAAGGTGAATGTTCCGCCTTGCTGCATTATGCTATCAAATACAACTGCTTGAGTGATAGTAGTGGTAACATAGGCAGTGGCAATTGCATTGTAAGTCACAGCTTGGCTATGTGCGCTAATACACACAGTTAAAAATAACAAGAACTGTAGTATGCGTTTTATCATTTTTGTGTCAGACTGATAATAGTGTTGCCGCCTTGATTAACGCGGTTTTTAAATTCAACGTTGCTCTGTGATTGATAGATTGTACTGTTTTGTGTTTGCGGTGTTGTTACACATTGACGGTCAGCACCGTTATCACGACATAGTGTAACGCTTGGATCATCTTTAAAGACTACAATGCCGCTAGACTTTTTATAGTCAGGTAACATGCCATCTACTGGCTCTAAGAATTTTTCGTTAAGTGCATTACCTACCATATCAAACATGTTTGCTAAGAAATTTTGATCTAAGAAATTTCTACTCAACTTATCTTGGTAAAATTGTCGAGCACTGTCATCTAGTGCGTTAGTAAGTCCTTCTGCTTTTAAGAAGTCTACATCCAGCGGTCCTTTCATTTCACGTCGATCTGATTGTTTACCTCTGTCAATTTCAGCAGGAGTAGATATTAAGATGTTTTCAATAGCTTGTTCGCTAAGGTTCAGTGTAACAGGTTTACTAGGCGTCACCATGCGTGATGTAACTTTGGTTGCTTGGAAAGGTTGGTTTAGTAATACTGTACCCATTAGCGTAGATACTTCAATAGAACCTGTCTTACAGTTTGTTTCTATATCCTTAACTGTACGAGTCTTACGATCGTCGGGACAGCTAGGTAGTAAGATAATGGTACTTGCTCCCACTTCATCAACTGAGGCAGTAAAGTCTGTACCGCGTACTGCGATAGTAGCAGTTGGTGTACTTAGTGCTACGTTCTGTGGACTGTTTTTAGCAATTTGTCCGCTAGCATAGCGCACAGTTCCAAGAGCAATCTTAGCTCCTAGTTTGCCAGCTTTTGATTTAGGGTCGTAAACGAAGTCGTCAATAACAAGTTTGCTATTTTCGTTTACCTGAACTTTTGTTTGATCCTCGAATGTTATGCCCACCTTTCCCTGTTGGGTTTTGATAGCATCGTTCATTTCTACTCCCGTGCCCTTTGAGCCCGTTAGTGTTTGTTTTTCCCTCTGAATGCTCGGAGGTGTGTTCACTTGTTCTGTGACTGTTCCGATTGCAGCGAACGATGTCTGCGATATAGACATGAATGTTGCTATCAGAATACTTCGGAATTTCATTAGTCACCTTTTTTAAACCATTTGCATTTACTCAACTGCTCTAATGTTTGCTCTACTGTTGTTTTGTTCCATTGAGCAGCATATTCTACAAAAGCGTACCAGTCGCGAACATAGTTATCATTACCTTGTTGCCACGCTTGGTACATCCTTTGTAGCTCTGAGTTAAACATTTTAACGTGCAGTCTGTGTTATGTTGTAAGTGTTGCTGTTTGCAGCAGTTCCAGCAGAACCAAGTCTTAGGTTAAACACGTTTGCATTAGCGGATCCCGATTGTGCTAATGTAACATTATTACCGGTTCCATTGATATCCATCCATGCTTGGTGACCAGTTGAACCGCCTGTGCCGTCTTGTGCAATATTAATTGTGTTAGTTGCACCCATTACATTAACATATACATTACCGTTATTACCAGTTAAGTTTGTAGTAACACTGTTACCTGTACCACCGGCTGTCGTAATGTCTTGTCTTGTTCCACTAGCATTAACAGTTGATACTAAAGTAGCACTACCACCACTTTGTATAGCATTTAATTGGTTATCACTTCCAGACATGCTTACAGTTGCAGTGTTGCCACCGTTTAACTGTGTTACGCTTACGATAGTATCGCTTGCTCTAGCACTACTTGTTCCTAGTTGGAAAATTGCAGTGTTATTGCTACCGCTTAGGTTGCCCGAGTTAATTGTGCTATAGTTAAAGTCAACACTTTTAAGAGTTCCCATCACAGCATCAATACCTAAGTTCATTTTATTAGAACTACCAGTCTGATTGATGTTGATGTTGACTCCGTCACCTCTAATAAGAGCAGGTGCAGTTGGATCGTTACTTTGAACAGCTGACAATCCTCTAACTTGGTTGCCTGCACCGTCTTGATTAATTGTAACAGTAGCAAAATCTCCAGACTGGTCAATGTAAATGCTGTTATCAGCAGCATAGCCCAATGTTGCCATCGCAGACAACACCAGAATTGTAAGTAATTTTCTCGACAACTTACCAGCGCCTGTTATTCTTTTATCCATCTTTGTTTAACATCGAATTATTATTCTTCGATGTTGCTCCTTGGCCGTAGCCGTTGTTAAAGTATTTCTATTACCACCTTTTATTTCATTACCATTATTGGTTAGTATCAGGAACTACAACTGGTAATGCTTGTTTAAAATCCCACACACCCTTACGTTGCCCTTCCTTAATCAATTCAACGACTGCCATTTCTGTAGCTGCTTTCACAGCGTATGTTCCTGGTTCGTTAATTGTTAAGCCCAATTCTGCTTCAAAACTCTGCGTTCCTTGATCGAAGAATTTTAATGCAGTTGCACTATCTCCAGTACTTAAGATTGTCTTTTGTACTGTTACTGATGCAATTACTTTTCCAGTGTTTACGCTAACTGCTCGCAAACTTACTGTTACTGTGTCTGTTGACCACTGTGTTTGTTTACCTATTCCAAATATACGCACACCTGCTCCGCCACTTGTTGTGCTAGCATCATATCCAACAATACCGCCTTCAATGATCATTCCAGCAAACTGCATTGGCATTAACGGTTGCGCCTTTGGACCTTCGTACGCTTCTCGCATTTGACGTATAATTAAACGCTCTTTAGTCAAGTTGTCAATCCCCACACGTTCAACAACTTCAAACCATTGCCCTTGTCCTACATCACTTAATGCTTTAATTAAGAATGTTTCAGCACCCTGTGTAACTGCGGTGCTTAAACTTGCCACGTTAGCTTGCGGTCTACGTTGTCCTGTTTTATCAGAAAAACTATAAACTGCTACACTAACTGGTTTTCCTGCCGCTGGTGCAGGAATTGTATCAAACTCTTTTTTGATGCCCTTCATCTGTGTAGTAGATGTTGGATCTGTTTCGCTTAATCCAGTGCTTTGAATTACGGCACATCCACTTAGCATTGCTACTATTGATAGGGCTAATAATGTCTTTTTCATGTCCTATCCTTAAAATTGAAATTGGCCTAATGGCACTGTTACGTTGGTAGTGTTACCTACTGTATCAGTAACTTGTAGATACACGTTTGAACTGTCTTTAGTCCAAAATATAGTGTTACCTTCAAAGTTCATAGTTCCACTGTTACTACCTCCTTGAGCAAACATAGCAGCAGCTAAGTTTTGACTAATTTGTGCGTAGATACGTGATTCTAAGTTGTTTAGGAATTTAGATAAGTTTGTGTTGGCAGCATCTGCCTTTGCTTTTTCTAACGCTGCTTGAATAGCATCTGCTCTTGCTTTTTGGCGTGTAAATTCTTGATTTTCAATAGTTAAAACGTGAGAACTGTAACCTACACCATTAAAAGCAGGGCTTTTAAAGTTATAGTCGCTAAGAGGCGCTGCAAACACCAGAGATGGCGTGAGACATACTAATAGTAATAATTTTGTTTTGGACATTCGATTCGCTCCCGGCTATCCGTATAATATTTACGCCAGGGGAGCGAATGATTAAGTTAGCAGATATCTCTTAATCTAGATTAAGAAATCACTTGATTTCTGGAAATAAGCAGTCTTGAATGAATACTTGTACATCCTCTTCTGATAAGCCTAAGCTAACCATTACTCGAGGAGTATGTGGGTTTTGTTTCTGATTGTATGCGTAGTAGTTTTGTGCTTCTGTTGTATCTAACGCTGTATTGTTAGTTTCATCTACAGTTTCTAAGTAGTGTGCTAAAGTAGTTTTAGCCATAGCAATGATTTGATCCAATTCTTCGTCGCTTTGTACATTACCCGCGGCTACCATACTCTTGCTGAATATGTTAGTAGCCCACTCGGGTAAAGCACGTTCGCGGCGCCATTCTAATTTAGCTACTTCGCCTGCAAACCATTCCATCATAGGATGATTAGGATCACCTGCTTTACTATAATCGTGGAAACAACCAGTAATCTTGTTTTTACCTGCTACAACGTCAAAACCGTATATTGGTGCTGGATTGTGTGTATGCGGAAAGATGCAACAATGCATCATCCATAATCCTTTAGTATCTCTCGCATCAACCACATCAACGTGAGCACGGCGATACTTATCACTAGACCATACCCTATTAACCCAACCAGGTTGGTTAAAACGATCCATCCCAGGTTCAAATTGCTCAGTGCCTGTGCGATCAAATTCACTCTCCAATAGGTGTTGTACTTCTATTAATGTGTCCCAAACTTTGCTCATTTAATTCTCTCTGTTGTTTACGCTGTAAAATAAAATCTCTATTTGTGATGTTATCTTTAGTAAATTCTAATCTTGCTAATTGTACTAATGCATCCATAGCATGTGGGTTATTAGGAACTTGTATTTTGTTTTTAGTCCCTTGTAGCCAAATTCTAAAACTGTCAACACTGAACATTCTAGTTACTTGTTGATCAGCTTCATTTATATAGTTATTTTTAAAAATATCAATATGTGCTTGCAGGCTTGGACTAACTGTAAACTCTTTTCTAACTTTGTCCCAGAAGGCGCCGGGTCGATTGTTGTTCATATAATGTAACGATACAAAATCTATTGAATCACCATACAACAAATTTATTTCACTATTAAAGAAATTACGATCGTTATCTGTATAAAAACGTTTACGCAACATGTCTAATCCAGTCTTAGCACCACGAATTAGAAGTTGTAGTCCTGTACTCTCTAACGGCTCTAAAAAGCCGCTTGCGAGCCCTACACTAAAACAATTACCACGCCAATTGCGTTTATTGTACTCTGGTTTGAATTTAATATGATTAAACTTTTCAGTAAGCATACGTTCTTTGCCCCAATGGTTAACAAAGAACTCTTCTGCTTGTTCTTTTGTTATTAGTGTATCGTTATATACTAATCCGCTACCAATTCTGCCAGCAATAGATGTTTTCCATATCCACCCGTGTTCACATGCTTCGCAAATTGTGTAAGGTGGGATAACTTCGTCTTCGGTTAAGTACCTAACAGGCCCGGCAACCGCAGCATTTGTGAATAGCATTTTATCTGCTAATTCAAAATCGCTGCCCGGAATACTAGACGACAACAAACGTCTAAATCCTGTACAATCAATATATACGTCGGCTTGAAATGCTTTATCGTTTACGTCAAATGTTTTAATATTGTCTTCTTCGACAATAATATTAGAAACTGTGCCTAGTACGTGTGTTAATCTATCAGGATGTTTATTACGAAGATAGTCTGATAAAAAGTTTGCTAATTTAACAGCATCAACATGGTAACCCACAGGATGCTTGCGTAAGTCTGGTAATTGATTCTTTTCAACACATGTATGATACCAGTCTGTTCCAAACTCAACAAATTCGTTATGTTCTAAATTTGCCTGTATACCTAATGTAGCACGTTGATAGCTTGTTTGCTCTTCTTCAAACCAAGAACCACTAAATGTAAAAGGGTGCCAAACTGTCCGATCACCGTCAACCCAGTTTGGAAAAAGTATACCTGCTTTAACTACGGCATCTGATGCTTCTTGCCATAGCAAAGGTGGAATAGCGCAGTCATTATTTAAAAAATGATCAAAGTTTAGTAATGTTGCTTCGCCGACACCTACTGTAGGAATGTTAGGACTTTCGATTAGTGTAATCTTTGCCCAAGGTAACTGTGCTAAAGCATAAGCGGCAGTAATCCATCCGGAACTACCACCGCCTACAATACAGATATGTTTGATTTCTTTATTCAGCAACTTCAACCACTTGTGTCATCATTTCGTCAAACAGTTGACGAGCGAATCCAAAGCAAACTTTTGCTTCGTCGGCCATATCATCACTTAGCTTTGCTCTAAATGCTTGTTTAATGTCGTCGGGGTTACCTGTAAACTGGTACATCTTACCAGAACCAGGAACACGTTTAGCAATCATCTGTCCGCCGGACAAGTCGCCAAAATGTCTAACATAGATATGCGCCATTAATTTTTTAGGATCATCTTTGATACTAAGAATATGCTGAATGTAATCGTGTACAACTGGCAACATCACTGGCTGCTGTTCTTCACTAGTCCACAGTTCAGAAAAGTCTGCTAGGATAGCAGGAGCTCTACGTGTGTCGGGAACATCAGTAAACAAGCCATGTGGCATAGCACATACTTCTAGAACTTCATACATTGGATGCTGATTTTTTAAGTATGTAGCATACAATGACGGATCAATTTTACCTGAAAACAGGATTTTAACAAACGGAGATGTTTCTGCATCTCTGTGTGCATCGTGTGTAAGATCTTTTAAACTCATTCTTCCTCCAATTTAATCTGGAGAGGAAAGTTATTATCTCTAGCTTCATTAGTAGCTTCGGTTGCTTTAATTTCTGCAATTTCAAAACTATAAAGGCCTGCAATGCCTGAACCAGTTTCGTGAACCTGCAACATAATGTCTTTTGCTGCATCTGCATTATGTTTAAAAATTCCCATTAGTACAGAGATGACAAAGTCCATTGGAGTTGAATCATCATTAAGAATGATAACTTTCCAACGTTTAGGTTCTTGGACTGTTACTTTGACTTTCTCGTCTAGTTGAATATCAGTGCTAGGCATTTATTTCTCCAGTGTTGGGGGAGTTTCCTCCCCCGTGTGTTATTTAATTTTACTTAACTTCAATTGTGCGAGGTTTGAGCGCCTCTGGAACTACACGCTTGATATCGATTTGTAGCATACCGTTATCAACCTTTGCACCTACAACTTCCATGTATTCAGCAAGTGTAAATGTTTGTTCAAAATCACGAGCTGCTAATCCACGATGCAAGTATTCAATCTGTCCAGTACTTTCGTTTGGACGGTTTTTAATACCACGAATTGTTAGTTGATCCTGATCCACTTCTACAGTGACTTCATCCTTGGTAAAGCCTGCAACAGCAACTTCAATAGCGTAAGTGTCATCACTATACTTTACAATGTTGTGTGGAGGGTAATTACCATTTTGTGGAATCGGTATGTTAAAATAACGATCAAATCCTACTAGTGCTTTACTCATTGCGGCTAGTGCTGCCGCATCAATAGTTCTTAATTGTGTACTCATTTTAGTATCTCCTTTATTAAGCAAGAACTTTGTAGGGCCCTACCATAGGCACCCTACATATTCACATTATATTATTGTGAATCCTTTTTGTCAACTTCTGTGAAGCTCGCATCAACCGTTTGTTCACCAGTTTGTGCTGCCTGTGCGTCTGCTGATTCAGCTGCCTGCTTCTTAGTGAACACAGGGCTTGCTGCTTCAAACAAGTCACTAATTGATTTAGTGATTGCTTCTACATCTTCACCGGCGCTAGCAGTATCTACTGCCTTAACTGCATCGTCAAACTTTGTACGTTCTTCTTCAGTTAGTTGATCTTTATACTTGTCATACTCTTTGTTAACTGAATGCTTTTGTGCCTCTGCTGAGTTACGTGCTTCAATTAGTTCCTTAGCTTTTTTATCAGCTTCGGCATTTTCTTCAGCTTCACGAACCATGCGTTGGATTTCAGCATCAGTTAATCCACTATCTGATTTGATAGTGATCTTGTTTTCTTTACCAGTTGCTTTGTTCTTGGCGCTTACGTGCATAATACCGTTTGCGTCAATATCTAGCGTAACTTCAATTTGTGGCATGCCGCGTGGTGCTGGGTCAATACCTTCTAAGTTAAACTCGCCTAGTAGTTTGTTGTACTTAAACAACTCACGTTCACCTTGTGCTACCTTAATAGTAACTGCTGGTTGGTTGTCGTCTGCTGTTGAGAACACTTGTGAGTGTTTAGTTGGGATTGTTGTGTTCTTAGCAATTAGCTTGGTAAACACACCACCCATTGTTTCAATACCTAGGCTCAATGGAGTAACGTCTAACAATAGAACGTCTGTCTTATCGCCACCTAGAACAGCACCTTGGATAGCAGCACCTGCGGCAACTGCTTCGTCTGGGTTAACGTCTTTACGTGGAGCCTTGCCAAACAATGCTTCAACAGCTTCTTGTACTTTAGGCATACGTGTTTGTCCGCCAACAAGGATAACTTCGTCGATGTCAGCAGCAGTAACCTTAGCATCTTTCATAGCAATTTTGCATGGCTCAATTGAGCGTTGAATTAAGTCTTCAACCATTGCTTCAAACTTAGCACGGCTAATAGTTACGTTCATATGTTTAGGACCATTTGCATCAGCAGTGATGTATGGCAAGTTAACGCTTGTGCTTTGTGCTGAAGATAATTCAATCTTTGCTTTTTCAGCAGCTTCTTTTAGACGTTGTAATGCTAACATGTCTTTCTTAAGATCAATCGCATTATCTTTCTTAAACTCGTCTACCAAGTAATCCATAATACGTTGGTCGAAGTCTTCACCGCCTAGGAATGTATCTCCATTTGTGCTTAGAACTTCAATTTGCTTATCGCCTTCAATGTTTGCGATTTCAATGATTGATACGTCGAATGTACCACCACCAAGGTCGTAAACAGCAACTTTGCGATCTCTTTTATCAGCTTTATCAACACCATACGCAAGAGCAGCAGCAGTAGGCTCGTTAATAATACGGAGTACTTCCAAGCCGGCGATTTTTCCAGCATCCTTAGTCGCTTGTCTTTGGCTATCATTAAAGTATGCAGGAACTGTGATAACCGCTTGAGTAACTGTTTCACCTAAATAATCCTCAGCTGTCTTTTTCATTTTACGTAGCACTTCTGCACTTACTTGTGGAGGTGCTAGTTTTTGATCGTTTGCTTCGATCCATGCATCACCATTATCTGCCTTGATAATAGAGTATGGCATTAAGTCAATGTCCTTCTGGACTTCTTTTTCCTCAAACTTACGACCAATCAAACGCTTGGCTGCGTAAATTGTACTCTTTGGATTTGTGACTGCTTGTCGTTTTGCTGTTGCACCTACTAGGACTTCGTCTTTAGTATATGCAATGATTGAGGGTGTTGTTCTTGCGCCTTCGCTATTTTCAATAACTTTTGCTACTCCGTTTTCTAGGATAGCTACGCAACTGTTTGTTGTACCTAAGTCGATACCGATGATTTTGCTCATAATTTTCTCCTTTGTTAAGCAAGAATAATGTAGGCCCTAACGGCGCTCTACAATATTATTTATACCTGATTATTATTTTTCTTTACGTTTTCGAGTAAAATTTCAAAAAATTCTAAGTATAAATCGTATGCCCGTATGCTTGTAAGCGGTTCTTCAAATTCCTGTAATTTTTTAAAACTAACTTTGGGCAAGTTCCAGTCGTGCCCACGACTATACATAAAATTGTATGCTTCTACAGCCTGCTGATGTTTGTCAGCAATTTTAACAATTTGTTCTTCTTCCTCTGTAGGAGGATCAAGTTCTAATGCTTCATAGATAGTTAGCATTAGTTTGCCTTCCAGCTTGCTAATTACGGCATGTATTTCTGGAATGTGTTTTACGGGACTAGGTAAGTCATTGATATATGCTTCAGCAGCATCATGTAGCAATCCGTATAGCTGAATCTTATACCCGTGTGGAGCAAGCTCTTTCATTACTTGAATGCAATGCTGTGCTACTGAATACGGGATGTAAGGAATACTATGCCCGCTAAATCTAGGCATACGGCTAAGAGCCCAAGCAATATCAGTAATGGCAATAGTGCTTGGATCTGGATTGTTAATATCGACTTTTCTACCCGATACTGTTTCTAATGTATTCATTATTTCATCTTTGCAAATGGTGCAATGTATGCTCCGTCTGTTGTAGTACTTGTTCTAAGTGTACCATAGACGTTTTGAATACCTACTGCTTGGTTCCACGCATCTTCTAAAGCATGATGCTTTAAAACAGGCGGACGGTTAGGATTAATACCTAAGTCAAATGCTGTGCGCACATCACGTACTTGCCAAAAATTCCACGGTACTGCTTTTTCGATACGCTTGAATACGGTTTCACAAATTACAACGTCAAAGCCTGCACCGTTGGACCAAACACGTTGAGCACCCCAACAGAATTTGTATAATTGATTAAATGCGTCGCGGATATGAATGCGTCCTTCTGGACTAAATGCTTCGTCTTGTGCTGCTTGTTCTTGATTAGCCCACCAAGCAATTGTATCATCACTAGTAACTAATCCAATTTCATCACAACTGTCAAGATCAACTTTAACATAAAAACTGTCCATACTCGGCTCTTGCAAATCTTTTCCAAAAGGATCAAATTTTACTGCGCCTATGGTAAGAATGGCGGCATCCGTAGATGTCGCCAATGTTTCTAAGTCAATCATAATATCGGTATTTGCCATTATTGTTCTTTCTAATAGTAAGAAATACAATTATAACAGAATACTAATACTATGTCAATACAATTTTGGTGGTAAACTGTCTTTTGAAAGTTTTTTACGCCAACGAGCTTTAGCAGCGCCTTTTTTACGCTTACGCTCTGTAGTTGGTTTTTCGTAATGTTCTTTTTTACGTAATGTGTCCAAAGTGCCAGCTTCTTCAACTTTACGTTTAAAACGGCGGATACTTACATTAATGTTTTCGCCTTCGCGTACACTAACACCAGTTCCTTTACTCTTTCGATTCATCATCGTCGTCATCTTCCTCGTCACTTAGTCTTTCGACTATTTGTTCTAAACTATAAATTCTATTTTTAGAAATTAGCCCATACGGAGTAATTTCGTCGTTAGTTATATAGTGTACATTGCCTTGTGCAAGCATAAATGTGACAAACTGTTTTGTTACATAGTCACAACTATCAATGTCAATAATAACCACATCAACTTGATGAGCTACACTTAATAACCAACTTATATCATTTTCTTCACTGTCATAAATGAATACGTTTAAATCATCAATGCTTTGGCTTAAAATAGTTTGAAATTGCTCTTTTACTACAACTGATGGTTTAACTAACAGATAACTTAAATTCAAATTGAACAATTTATCTGGTGGTGTTATTACTGTTATCTTTCCTAAGTTCATATATCCTGCTTGCGTAATATTCGATCTCTTCAGGCGGATAGTCATCAAACTTATGAATACCGTTTTGAATCTCGCTAATAAATTTAGCTAATTCTGGTTCTTCATTCTGATCAAATCGAAGTCCGTTGAACTGATCTTTATTGAACTCAATGTACATCCTGTCCATTGGTTTAAAAACGTCGTCTGTGTCTCTCTTTTTAAGGATGCGCTTGAATAACGTAGATTCTTGCTGTTCCCCATTTTGAACGTATGTTACTTGACTTCCTTGATCTGTGTATGGCCCGATTCGTCCTTGGTCATGTATGTCTTTTTTTTTGAATCTTCTCTGTCACCAGTTGCTTCACTTAAAACATCGCCAGTTGCTTCTTCGGCTTGAATTAGTTCTTCGCCTCTGTCAAGCTCTGCTTTAACTTCTTGCTTAGATTGTTCTTCTTGAATTGCTTTTTCAGCTTCTTCGATCATTGCGTTCCAACGATCTAAATCTGCATCAATTTCTGGCTCTACTGGTTCAACTACAGGGGCAGCAGGTTGTTGAACAAACTGATTCATTGGCTCGTCTAAGAAATCAGATAACAATGATGCCTTAGGAGAAACATAATCTTTTGTAACAGTATCTTTAACAGGTGTTGGTTCTGCAAGTTCTACCGCGGGCTGTAATTCTTCAACTGTCGGTTTTTCACCTACATCGGCTACATACGGATCCGGTGTTTCTTCTAACTCATCCTGTTTGCGCTGCCAACCAAATGTCATTTGTGCAGCCAATAACATAATAACTGCTAAAGGATCAAACACTACAATGATTGTAATAATAACCCAAGTAACAGCACGTTCTAATACTGACTCATCTGTTGCGCCATAAACAAATGCCGCAATATACTTTAATGGACCAACTTCAGCTTCTACTTTACGTACTTCTGCCGCAATGGGAGCACGTTCTTCATTGATTTGAGCAATGACTTTCTGTTCGGCCGCAATCTCGGATTGAAGACGACTACGTTCTTTTTGTTGACTGCGTCTGATTGCCACTGCTTTGTCGGCACCCGTTTCCGAAGTACTGCGACCCATAACCTGGTCGACTGCCTCATCCATTTGTTTAAGAGCTTTGCGGTTTGCATCAATGTTGTCTTTCGCAGTTTTAATTTTTTCGTCGTATACGGCAATCTTAGCTGCAACGTCGCCTGATACTAAACTTTGGTCACTATGTGCTTTTGACAAGAAACCAAAAATACCCATCGATGTAATAAGCATTAGAACAGCCACAGCGACTGTCATGTAAATTTTCATCAAGCGTGGTGCTTGACTCCAATTTGCTTTTAACCAAGAGGCGCAAACTAGTTTAGCAACTTCTAGAGCAGATCCCATTACGATAATAGGAATTACTGCTGCTGAGAAAATAGCAGCAAGACCTACTACGGAGTAGTAGATCGCAACTGCTGAGATTGTTAAACCAGTAAGGAGTAGTAACCAGGCTAGTATCATTAGTTTGTATTAATTACTGTTGTTGTGTCGATTAAAGAAACAGTTACTTTTCCAAGAATGTTTGCTAATGTTGTTGCTGCGTTAGCTGTAACTGCAACTTGAGTGCCTTCACCAATTGATGGGTTATACACACGCATACTTTCTGTACGACCTGTGTAAACACCAAATGCAATAGCGTTAGCAATTGCTTTAGCTGGAGTATCCATTGCATTACCTGCTGCATCATTGCCTACTGTAGCTGTACCTTGCTTTTGTCCAGTTAATGGAATAAATGCATCGCGTTCATATTTTACGGTAAAAGACAATGCTGTTGCTTGTGCATCTGCATTAGCTTCTGTAATTGTAACATCTAAAACTTGACAATCAGCCAAATTGGTTAATTCTCTTATGATATTTTTAAAACGCAAATTACCACGAGCACGACTTGTTGCTAGTGCTAATGTAGTAGGTGAATTTGCAGTTGAGAATGAATCCCAAGAATTTGGTGTTACACCACCGTCGGCGTGATTGCCTGTATCTGTTGTTGGGAAGTATGTCCCGTTAGCCATATCAATTGCAACACGGTAAAAGTTCGGTTGTAGTTGATTGCTATCTTGTTGAAATCCTGATGGCATAAAATGCTCCTTATAATGATATAATATTTATTTAAAAACGATAAGTGCCAACAGTCCTGCTTGAACGAAAAACCCGAGCCCAATTGTTACAATATTAAGCAAATCTTTCTGGATTGTTGCTTTAATAAAGAACAAAAACAATCCTAACCAACTGAAAAGCACCATATCTACAGGAGGCATCTTTTCAGTTAGTCCTGTTAAAATAGCAACCATAGTAGGAATAGTTGCTAAATGCATTAGCACAATTGCAACCCAACCAGCAGTTTCTGCCGAAATGTGAGGTGCGTGTTCCTTAATGTTTTTAACCCAAAGATCTAAATTAAACAAATCTTGTGTAAACTGCTTAACTTGTGAAGTGTTCATGTTTTTCCTCTTATCTGTAAAAAATGTGGTGGCCGAGTTTTGCGATCTTTTCTCTGTGCCATCCTGGGTTAATGTAGTCAGCATGATAATACAATGCTCCCTTAACGCTGTCAATACGGAATCCTTCCAATAGCACTTTCTTAGCTACTTCCATTGATTCTGTGTAAACGGGTCCGTTCATTGGCTTCTTCATCGAAGCTGAGTCGCAGTACCAGCTAAACTGGCAAAGTACTTTTTCGTACACTACGTTTTTTTGATATACAACGCCGCAGATGTCGCTAGGGAAAGCGCCACTTTCTGCTCTGTTGATTGTAACTTGTGCAACTGCTACTTTACCTTCGAATGGTTCGTAGCCTGCTTCATGGTAAATGTTACGAGCTAGACAGTCAAGTTGTTTCTGTCTCTTCTCTGCTGTAACATCGCTCACTTTTACTTGAGCTTTCTTTAGGGTGTCTAGTTTGTAGTTAACTGCTTTTACACCTGTTACTGTAACTGCTAGCAATGCCAACAGTAGTACTACTGATTTAAAAATGCGTATCATTTTCTTTCTCCTTTACGCTGGATCAGGAATCGCTAGTTCCGTCATTTACAAATGGCTCTGATACATCTCCTATGCGTTAAAAGCCTTACTGCTTTGCACCAGAAACCCTTCCGGTACAATATTTAATTAGCCATTTCAGTCTCCCGAAAAACTATTAGTTTATACTTATGCTAGTTTAGCGTCGCATTTTGGAAATGTCAACTGCTTCTTCATCACTAAAAACCGGCACAGCGTTGCTTTTATGCATGGTTGCAATGCCTTTTACCTTGGTTCCTGTGTAAACCTTTGCAGGTGCTAGTGTTGCATTTCCGCCACCCGTATCCCTGCTTTTGATGTGTGCAGTAGTGTTGCGACCTTCTGGTATTTTTAAACTATATGAACTGCTCAAACTTGGAGCAGTCATAGCACGGGTGCGTTTTTTGTCCTCGGCTTCAACTGCCCATTTCTTCTGGAGCTCTTTCCAAGATTCATCCAATTCTCTAGCCTTACGTGCATGTTCTGCACTTTTAAACTTTTGCTTGCCCTTCTTTTTGCCCGTAGTACTTAGCCACGGACCTTCCAAATGCATACTCATGAAAAATCCAAAATTGTTAATATAAGAGCTATTATACTACCAACTTTGGATTAAGTCAAATGTTATTGGCAAGTTCTTGTCGTAGTTACTGTACCATCAGGGTTTTGAACCTGTGTCCACGGGCTACAGTTTTGTCCTTGCACAACAACAGGTTGTTGCTGAATTACAACAGGTGGAGGTGGTGATACATAAACCGGAGGACGAGTTGTTTCATAAACAATTACCCCGCCAATTACTGCTGGTGCTACCCAACCCCAGCTACCTCTACCGTCGTGTCGCCAATATCCGTGTCTACTAAAATCATGTGCAAACACTGAAGTACTAGCAACTAGTAAAACAATTGCTAATAGGCGTTTCATATTACTTACCTGACGCTTCTTTACGTGCGTTCTTTGTTGCAGTTACGTCGTTACGGATTTCTTTGCAAAGTTTGGCTAACTCTTGTAAGTGCTTACGAACACGGGTGCCAGCTGCGCCAACTTCCTTGTCATAAAACTTTTCAAAATCGCCTTCCATTGCCTCGACTAAAGCCGTAAATTCTGCGTATCTATTAATAGCCATATTAAATCTCCTGTGTAATTATGTTATAGATTTCTTTCCAGTTTTTAACAACTGGATACGGACATTCATGATGCATGTTGTGCCCGTGTTCTACTAGCAGACTATTTAATCCCAGTTCATGACCTGTATCGGCATTTTGTGGCTTGTCTTCAATCCACCATAAACCGGAACCTTCATAGGGTGCTAGTGCGTCATCTTTATCTGCACCTGTATCTAAACAGATAACAGTGTCTATTGCATTTCCAAAAATTTTACGCAGATTCATTTCTCGCAATCGTTGTGCATTTTTGTCCAGGCTTAGACTTGTAATAACTCTAAACACATATCCATGTTCCTCATGTAATTTTTTTACATAATAAACACTGTCCCGCAATGCAGGCAAGAATCCAATGGCGGCTGATTCGTTAAAAATCTTAACTTGCTTTTTGGCTTCTGGTTGTGTTAGTTCGTTAAAGTGGTGATGCAGATAATAGCTGTTTTTATTATCTGGTGTTAGTGTATACCCTCGTTCAAGCATCCATACTCTGAATGCCCATTCCCAATCAAGTAATACACCGTCTGCGTCTGTAAGTATGAGTTTTTTCATACTTGTATATTACTACAAATATTTTGAAAAGTCAACTACCATTGGCGAAAACAGTTCCTGCTCCAGTAGCAATAGTATGATCGTAGTGTCCGTCGGAATCAAATTTGTCACCAATCCTGCCAACAGCCTTGTTGTTAACAAATACATTGCCACTAAACGTGCTTAATGCAGGTGCATGATTAACAGGACTGCCTACACACGGGTTGCCATCCGGATGACTTCCCATTACATCGTCTTGTCTAACAACTCCGATGTTTTCAACAAACACGTTAGAACTACCAGCAGCGGTAGGCTGGGTAGTTCCTGAGTTCCAATGCCAACGACCAGGAGCGCAAGGGGATCCCTTTGCACCATCAGTGCAAGTTACTGAACTAGACCCACCCTTTTTAGCTATAGCTGGCATACTGTTATTTACACCAATTTAATGCCAGATGTGCTTTCAAGGAATTGTTTAGCAAAATCAGCATCAGTTGGTTCTGCAACTGTAACAGTAATTTTAGATAGTTTAACTTCTCTATCTGGATTAACTGTAAACAAGTAAGGCATTAGTCCTGGCCCTTGTTTACCCATACCAATAACCATTGGCTTTGATAGCTTATAGTAAGCATCTGTTTCTTCTGTTAGTTTCCCAACTAATTCTTCACCACTTGTTAGTTTTAAAGTGATTACTTCACCCTGTGTTACGCCTTTGTCAATTAACATATTATCCCTTTAGTGTTGTCCAAAATTCTTCTGGTTGTCCTGCTAGGCCTCGAAACCCACCAGGTAGAAGTACCCCATCATTAAAGACTTGTGGAACTGAACGTAGTCCCAAGTCCATAATCTTTTCTCTAGCTGACATGTCTACCGATACGTCAACTGCTTTATATTCAATGCCTTTACTTTCTAACAGTGCCTTTGCTTGATCGCAAAAGGGGCACTGAGGCTTTGTGTATACTGTAATCATTTTAATTCCTTAATTATAAACTTGGTAATGCGGTATAGTCAATCGAATCTGACATAACACCGATTACATAACTTGTTGATTCTGATTCTTGTAGTGCAGTTTGTTTTTTACTTGTATCGCTATGCTTGTTAAACCAAGGAATAGGAGTTGACTTTGGAGCAGGATTCCAATATTTAATACCGATATCTTTTAATGCTCCAACAGCAGTAAAATCAACAAACTCACGTAAGATGTTTGCATTAAGTCCAATCACTGGACCTTTTATGAATAGGTAATCAGCCCATTCTTTTTCTTCACGAATAACGTCTTTATAAATCTGTAAGACTTCTTCTTGGCATGTTTGTGCTACTCGAGCAAAGCGTGGATCTTCCTTAACAACTTGATTAATTAACCAAGCTGTCCAACCTTTGTGTAACAATTCATCTTGTAGAATCAAACTGATAATGTTACCATTACCAATAAAGATTTTATTTTCAACCATTGCAAGGCTTGTTGCAAATGAAACCATAAAGCGGAATGCTTCTAGTGCATAACTAGCGTGTAGTGCTAGATAGATTGCTTTAATGTGTTCATCTTCTGTAACTTCGATACCTGCTTCAACTTTGCAATTGATTTGGTGTAGGTTATCGTAATAGTTTCCAATGCTAGAAGCCATGTTAACAATCTCTTGTGTGTCATGAATAGTATTGAATACTTCTTTAGGCACATTGTAGATGTTGCGAATAATATGGCTATAACTACGACTGTGAATGTTAGTTTCAAAGAATGTCCAGTTGTAAACTAGAGCTTCTAATTCTGGCAAACTAATAACTGGTGTAAAGATTTGGCTTGGGCCGCGTCCTTGCAAGCTATCTAATGCTGTTTGACGTAGTAGGTTGCTAGTGAAGATGTGTTTAACTGCATCACTTGATTCTTTAAAATCATTTGCGTCTTTGCTTAGTGTAACTTCTTCGGGAATCCAAAAGAAACCACGTGCTGTCTTTTCAAAGTCTGCAATCTTATTGTATTTGACTTCTTCAAATCGTTGAATGGTTACGGGACCAGCTGGGTCCAAAAACATCTTACGTTGAAGATAATTTGTTTGTGCGGTTAAGTTGTATTGTTGTTTGCTCATTTGGTTTCTAATATAATTTTGTTATCTTCTATTTTAACACCAGTAACCCTACGGCCGTCAACGTAAACTGGCGTATCATCGTACTGTTTTTTAATAGATGCTGCATTTGGTTTATAGGACAATTGCTGCCACAATTTAAAAAGTTCCTGGTGTAAATCATATGCGTCCATTTACTGTCTCCCAGTTAATAATTTTCCATTGATTCTCTAGATATTTTTTCTTATCATGTTGATAGTCTAGTGCCCAGGCGTGTTCCCACCAATCTACTAGCACTACAATGTCTTTCTTGATAGCATGATTAGTTATTGTTTTAATCTTTCCGTCACGAGAAAGATAGACCCAACCACTACCTTGCACACTCATTGCTACCTTTTCAAACTCTTCTTTGAATTTAGCAAATGTTTTGTAGTGTTTAACAATTAAGTCAGATGCTTCACCCAATGGTGCATTGTTTGCAGTAGACTCTTGGTATTGCTGAAACAAGATGTTGTGTAAGAATACACCAGCTTCATTAAAAACAGGGTCGCCTTCGCCTGCGTTGTAACGCTTGGCATAAGTCTTAGCAAGGTGCTCGTAATGATACTCGAGTGCTTCTTTGGATAACACAGGGCTCAAGTCTTTCTTATCATATGGTAGAGCATCTATTGATAACGATGTTGGTCTACCTTCTGATAACAAATTTTTGATGAAGCCATATGTCATAGCTTACATGCCTCGCAGTCATCTTCTAAATCAATTTCATGATAACCGTTCAAGCCAGAAGTTTGAACACCATTAACTTCTGTTGGAACTTCTGTAGGAGCCTTGCTGCCTGCTTTGTTCATTAGGCTGTAATAAAAAGTCTTAATACCCCATGCATGTGCTTGCATTAAATTCTTAGCAATCAATGTAGTTGGAATCTTACGATCAGGAAAGTGTGCTGGATTGTAGAAAGTGTTTGTACTGATACTTTGATCAACATAAGCTGCAAGAACAGCCGCAGTCTTTAAGTAACCTTCACAATCAGTTTGTTCCCACATTAACTGATACTTGTTCTTTAACTTAGCATAGTCTGGAACAACTTGCGTTAAACTTGCTGCTTTAGATTCCTTAGTACTAATAAGGCTCATCGGCATTTCTATTCCATTAGTTGAATTAATAACAACAGAACTAGACTCCACTGGAGCAATAGCCATAAGTGTAGCATTTCTAACTCCATATTGTTTCATGTTAGCACGTAATGTTTCCCAGTCAAGTTCTGGAGTAAAATCTGCTAACTCATTAACACCGTCTGCACGTAGTTCCCAAGGAAATACTCCTTGTCCATAACGGGTTTGTGCAGAGTTTGTGCATGAACCGCGTTCTTTGGCAAGTTCAACAGTTGCTTCTGTTAAGTAGTATGCTTGATGTTCCATCCAGCTCTTAACATCTTGTAGGGCATCTTTGTCGCCATACTTAAAGCTGCGCTTGGCGTGCCAGTAAGCTAAGTTAGTAACACCGATGCCTAGTGGTTGGATCTCATCATTGCTTAGTTTACTTTGAATACTTAAGAAGTCTTGATAATCAAGTATGTTGCATAAGCTACGCTGTAGAATGCGGCAAGCTCGGCGCATGTCTTCTGGGTTACGGAATGCACCCCAGTTAATTGATCCTAGGGTACATAACGCAATGCGTCCCTCTTCGTCATCAAGTCGCTTGAATGTCTTAGTTGGTAATAGGATCTCTTGGCACAAGTTACTTTGATAGATAGGATCAACTGATGTATCAAATGGGCCTTGTTTTTGTACGTTGTCAATGAATACTAAGTAGATACGTCCGGTGTCTGTACGCTCTTTTAGAATAGCACCTTTGAATACTTCTTCAGCACTCATTACTTTCTTTCTGATGGTAGGATGCTTTTCATAATTAACGTATAGTTTTTCAAACAAGTCAATGTCGCGGTAGAACGCTTCGTACAAGTCTGGTACTTCGTTAGGATCAAAGAATGTAATCATTTCTTTGTTCTTAAAACGCTTCCAGAAAAACTTGCTTAGTACAACAGAGTAGTCCATATGGCGCACACGAGTTTCTTCTGTACCTTGATTGTTCTTTAGGACAATTAGATCATCAAACTGATAATGCCAAATTGGGTATGTTACTGTAGCACTGGCATTACGAATGCCACCCTGACTGCAACTGCGTAAATCACCAAACCATTTCTTAAGGAATGGAATCATACCAGTGTGCATAATCTCGCCGCCTCTGATGGGAGCACCTAATGGACGTAAACGTCCAATTTCTAACCCAATACCAGCACGTTTGCTAGCGTACTTGGCCATCATTTCGCCAGAAGCAAAAATGGAGTCCAAATCATCATCACTACGAATAAGAACACAACTACTAAATTGTTTGGTAGGTGTGCCAAGACCAGCAAGAACAGGAGTAGCCAAAGTGAACAAGCCGTCTGAAGCACAATTGTAATACTCTTTAATGTAACGCATAATATATGTGTTAGTCTCTTCTTTATGAAACACAGTAGCAGCAGCAACCATGTATCTAATTTGAGGAGTTTCATATATTTCCTTTGTAGCACGATTGCGTACCAAGTACTTCTCAATCAACTGCTCGATGGCCGCATACGAATATTGCTCGTCTTTTTCATGATCAAGCATGTCGTTCATTTTGTTCCAATCTTCTTCAGTGTACCAATTAAGAAGTTCTGGAGTATATAAACCAACTGCTATATTCTTTTTTACTATTTCATAAATGTGAGGAACTTGATAGTCACCATACACATCTTTTCGTAGCATTGACAAACGTTGTTTGCCTGCTACATACTGATAGTTAACGTGTCCGACATCGGGATTATGCTCTACGTCGATTAAGTCGACAATCGCTCGCAATGTAATCTCGTCAATTTCTTTAGTAGTAATGCCATCATAAAAATGAGGTTGGCTTTTAATTTCAATCATTGACTGACTTACATCAGCTATCCCACTACACACTTTTGCTATCTGAGCTTGCCACTTTTCAACTGCTAGTAGCTCTTTATTTCCGCTTCTTTTAATTACTGTAATTTTTGTCATTCTGTCCGTTCCGCTCTTGTGAATAATGTTTATGCCGTTTAGGAAGTATTTATAGATGAGATTAACTCTTACAAATCTTCTTGAAACTCAGCGGTTTATAGCGCAAACTAAGCGAGTTTGCACCTATATCTAAACGCCTTTTATCTTATTACAGGAGTAAAAAGAATTATATACGTAGATATTGGTCCAGTCAACAGAGATGGCTAATAATTTAAACTTAAGAAGTCGCTACGTATGAATAAATTAGAGTACCACTAGTTACTGTACTAGCATATCTAATTTCTAGAGACAATGGATACCCGCCACTTGTAAAAGGTGTACCGTCAAGGTTTGTCAACACTGCTCTAAAGTCTAGGTCAGTGGCGTATGTACCTTGTGGATCATAACCTGTAAACTCGTAGTCGTCGGATAATTGAACATACGGATTGTTTAAAGAAATAGAAGTGTCTAAATCTGCAACAACTCTCAATGTACCTCTGCGACTGTAGTGCCAACCTGACGGATTACCAAAGTCGCCCGGAGTATCAACTCTGTAAACATAATCAATAACATATGAAATATTACGATTTGGGTTTGCATTTTCATCTGTGGATACTGGCAGTCTGAACGCAGTGCCATAACCACTTGTTGTAACTAAAGAAATTTCTCTAGCAGCAGGTGACTTGTAAACTACTTTACCTGCTACTTCTGGCATGTACTGTACGTTAACATAGCTAGTGCCAGCAAGTACTTCAGTTCTATCAGATCTTAAATTCTCAACAACGTTACCGGACGATCTAAAATAAATCTGTGGAACTAGCGGAGACGAGTTGCTTCCTTGATCATTACCTACGTTAGTTAAAGAACAGTTTTTAACTACGTTACCTAAGTAGATTGTTTCGTTAACAACACCGCCAATATAAACTGCATAGTTGTCAACGTATTCAAAAATATTAGAATCGATTAGTGTTTCTCTCGGACCGTATAATTGCCCAGCTGCTAAAGTGTCACCGAGTATGTACCCGTTATGACAATTAGCAACGTAGATATCTCTGAATGTATTGCGTATAATATCAGAGTCAGAGTATACTGCTTGACTAAAATTAGTAATAGTTACATCAGTAAACAAGTTACGTTCGCAAGTAATTAAACTAGACTTTGCATTTAACACAATTCCAGAGTTTGCAATTGTACCAGGGTTAGCAATTACACCGTTGACACTAATGTTTTCAAACACACTATCAGAAACTGCATCAAGCTGTAATCCCGATTGTGTATCATCGGTTGTCTGAATTAGTAATCCCTTGATTAAGATATGGCGAGGATTTTCTGTACTACCAGTATTACCTAGTGGACTTGGATGGCCGCTAGTTGAGTTATCATTAACAAATTGAATAGCAGGGCCGGTTCCAGTAAAGTTAAGTATAGTCTTGTTATCACCGTCGCCAACTAAAGAGGAATAGCTAGGAATATATAATGTGCTTGAAATATTGTAAACACCTGCAGGGATCGTTAAAGTAACACGATTTCTAGTTCCGTCTACACTAGGATCGCTTGCTTTTGTTCTAGTAGTGTTTAAAAATAATTGATCAATTGCACGTTGTAATGCAGCGGTATCATCAGTTGATCCACCTAGACCATTCGCACCAAAATCAGCAGCAGATATTTGATCGTCAAATCGTTGTTGCAAGCTACGAGTAGTAGGCGTGTTAGCAGTATCTCCTGTTTGCATACCAGGATCTGATACTTTATAAATGTATTGTAATAGATTTAAGATATTACCGTTTGTGTTAAGATCTAACTCGGTAATAACTTTAATATTATCAACAGCAGGGGCACCTTCTGCAACAGAACCACTACCAATGTAAAGTTCTTGGGTGTCTACCGCCCATGCCATTTCGCCAGAAGCTAACTGTGGAATACCAGTTCCACTGTTTGATTTGCCTCTGCGTATTTGAATTCGACTGATCTGGACTACTGCCATAATGAATATCCTCTATATGGGATATTTATCAGTTTTCGCGGTAGTATTGTTCCACTCGATCAAACCAACGGCTTTGCCAGTAGTCAAAATCCCTAGGTTCCAGGATAAATTCCTGATATTCATAATCCTTTGAACACATTAGAATAACACCTTTCCGTATGTTAGTACCATGCACTTCGTTGTGTGCAGTAGCATAAGCAGTTAACTGAATGAAGTAATCATCAATATACTCACGTTTTTTAGGTTTGTTAGTTTGTTTGTAGTCTAGAATTGCTTCGTCACCGTCGTGTACACCACAGCAATCAGTAGTTCCCGCATATAAACCAGGGAAGTATAAAGGAACTTCTACACCCCATACTTCATTAATTTTAGGAAACCCTTTTTCAATTACAATTCGAGCCATATCTAAGCTCTGTTGCGCATAGGGGTTTGTTACTGATTCTCTAAGCGTTTCCCCTTTGACATAGTCTTCGAGGTACTTGTGCATACGAGTGCCGCGATTAGCCGCTTCTGTTGTAATTTGCTGTGCTTTGTGTTCGCCTACAGCTTTACGCCAGTTTGCTAGTGCAATGCGGCTTTCTTCGGGTTTAGTTTTATCTAGTATAGTAGTAACACTAGGAACTTTACTACCATCCGGGGTAGCGTATAAACGCTTACCTGCTACGCTTTCCCTGTTAATGGGAACGTAGTTATATTTTTCTATTAATAAGGCCATACTCTAGTATATAGGTTATAGCCTTATAGGTCAAGCTAAATCGTTAGCGTGATGAGCCATTTGGCTAATTTTACTTGCTGCTTGTTCTTGCTCAGCGCCGCCTACACTTGGTTGGCTAGTAGAAGTTTTAATGACTAATCCTTGATTGTCAAAACGATCTACTAAGTTATGTAGGATTTGTTGTTCTGGAGGAAGAGTTTCTTCTTGCTGCCAACGAGCATTAAATCCGGCGTAGTCAATAGTAGGGGCACCTGAATCTTGAGTAGCATTTGATAATGCCTTCCAAGTCATCGGCGCCCCTGTGCCCTGATTATTAGCTGTTGCTTGTAGACTTCTTAGTAATACAACTAACGGGTCTACGCTTTCAATTATTTTTTTTTTGAACTTAGTAGCATGCCTAGTCTGCGGCTGTATTCAACGCTTTCACGTTTCATACGTTCTGCTTCTGGAGCAGCTTCTGCGCCTGGTTCTGGTGGTAGTTCTTCTGCGCCTGTTGGTCCGCCTGCTGGTAATTCAGGTTCAGCACCTAAATCTAAACCGCCGATTTCTCCGCCTGCTGGCTCTGCGCCCATCATGTCGCCCATTTCTTTACCTGACACAATTGCTAGTCCTTTAGAAAGGTTAGCACGCTGTGATTCTAATGCTGCGTAAATAGCCTCTAGTGCTGGCTTAACTGCCTGTTCGTACTGTGCTGCTACATCGCTGCCTTGGTTCTCTCTTATAGAGTCCATTAATTCTAACAATTGTTCTGCCTTCATAGCAGCGCAGTCTTCTAGCCACTTAGTAACGGTACCGACCATGTCCTTAGTTGCTAGGATATATTCAGCTTTGTCTTCTTCGCCTTCGCATAATGTCCAGCTTGCCTGTGCTTCGCTTAGATCATAACGTAATTTTAATTCTGCTTTTAATTCGCGGATATCTGATTCGCCTAAACGCATACGTTGAATAGCTGAGTCAATCCATGCTTCCGGAATTGATTCTTCTGCTGCACGTTCACGAACTGCTGCAAAATAACTATCCTTACTTTCAGTTTTCTTTGTTTTTGACTTCTTGTCAGCTACAGCCTTTTTCATGGATTCTTTTTTGTTGCCATCTTTGTCCATGTCTAAGAAATCAGGTTTAGCACCTTCATTCATTTCTCTTTCTAAGATTGCTTGGTTAACAACATCTAAGAACATGCGAGTCTTTTGATATTCTGGGCTACCTAGCACAGTATCAAAACTCTCACCTAGCTCATACTGGCTTAGTCGTGTACGTAATTTATTACGTGCATCTTCTAACTGAGCTTCTGTAAACTGCTCTAAGTTAATTTTGTATCCAAACTTTTTAGCTAGACTCTCATTTAGTGTCTTAGCTGTAATTGGCGTGTTAAATTCGTTAATTTGCATGGTCTCTATCCTAGAAATCTTATTGTGTATTTATGTCAGAAACTCCATTTAAACGTTCTGGAGATTTCTTCTTTGTAGTATTTAACCTTTGTTTCGCTCTCTTCTAATTTATTTAGAAGCACAAGATAGCGATCAAAGTCCTTAGCTGTTTTAATATTCTTTTTGTATACTAAACTATCGCAGTAATTAGCCCAATATTTGTTATCAAGCCTCTTAATTTCAAAGTATTTTTCTACTCTTGAATGATTGTACGCTTTTGCAGCCATCAATGCACAGGTTTTGAGGAAGAACTGATCTACTAAATCCTTGCTTTGCAAACTGAACACACCCCAGTTTTCGCTAACTAGCTTACGAACTAGGTAGTTCTTGTAAACTATATCGCCATTAGGCATGACATGTACTGGTAACTTAGCATCTAGTTCATGGCTAAATTGTTCAGCCAATTCCTTAATAGGAAGTTTCTTTTTGTTTTTATTATTTTTTTTCATTGGCCACTACTTTAGGATCCTTCTGTCCTATCTTAGTTACCAAACTTTTGCGTATCATAGCCTGAACTTTGAATTGCTCGTCTTCTCTAAGACTAGATAGCTTGATAGGAGTTTGAAGCTTTTTTAACAGCTTCTTTTCCTCGTTAGTAGTCCAGATTTCAAAACTCTGGATTAACTCGTTGATTTTCATCTTAATCCTGCTATGGTTAGCATTTTATCTAACTCAGTTTTAAGTCTTTCTTCTGCAACTGGACTGCGATTTCCTACTCCGGGTCTGTTGACTTTTTCAAACTCTTTATCTGTTACATCATCAATAAAATCATCTGTTGGATCGCCACCGATTTCTTTAGCGTCACTGTCTTCGTTGTCGTCATCGTTTTGTGTTTCATTTGCAGGAACTTCAACTGTTGCACCCTGTTTAGGGCCCATAGGTTGCTGTGCTTGTTGTGGGTTAACACCCATTGCAGCCTGCTGACTTAGTGTAAACTCGTTTGGATTATCTGGATTTGCTACAATGCCCTTAGCCGCTTCTGGGTCTAATGTAAGCATAGTGTGCATGTCGGGACTTTGAAGAGTAGTTCCTTCTGGGCCAGTCTTAACAATCTTGTACTGCCCTGCCATTTGCATTTCTGTAATTTCTTTTATCTTCATTGTCTTTCTCCGAGGCTTAATTCAGCACTCTGTAATTTGTTAATAAATCTCATAAACTTGTCAATTTTACCACGAGCACGTAGTAATTTAAAAGCCAAGTTTTCAATACTGTACTCGCCGCCATTTTCGAGTCCTGCTTGGCGTAGTCTGCGTATATCAGCCATAGTGTCCTTAGCAGTATTTAACTCATTTGAGCGCATGGCTGCGTTGATCTTAGCTGAGTAGTTACGAGCCTTGCTCTTAACTTCTTTGTCATCAATGTTTGGCGGTTGGTGCTTGGGTTTGCTTAACCACTTGTCGTTTAGAATACTGTAAATTCCAGCAGAATGATGTGGTTGTTGCACATCCTGCACGTATAACTCTACATCAATATCTTTGACTTTAATATTGTATGTAAAGTTAAATTGATTCTTTTTAGCATTGTAAAGCTCTTCTAGTTCTGGCTTATCTGCTGGCATATCTACAACAAGATGTAGATCGATATCCGATTGCTCACTGTAACCATAAGCTGCATTGCTACCACTAATAGTAATATCTCTTAGATTAAGTTTAGGTACATTAAGGAATTTAGCAAAGTGATGCGCGATTGCTAGTAATTTATAACGTATATCAGTTTTTAACTGTCCATGTTCCCATAACAGCGGATTGAGCTCATCATGGTAGTAGACTGTAGAGAGCTCATTCAAACGCATTTTAGAACTTCATCATAATAACAATAACCACAGATAGTAAACCGCCTACGATAGTAGCTGTTGCACCAATGATTACTTTAGCCATAGAACTTTGGCTGTCTTCAATTTTAGAAGCTAATCCACTTACTTTAGTTTCAATAATTTCTAAACGAGATTCCAGTTGTGCGTAGCGCATTGCGCATAGCTCAACATGTGCTTCTAGACTTTCTTTTTCGATATCTGTTGGTTTTGGTAGTGATGACATAATAGTTGCGCTCCGCAATAAAATAGCTTAAATGTATTTATTGCTTCTGATAAAAAACAATATTCTTGGTGTCACCATATGTTACAAAAACATTGTAGTTTTGCTCCATTGATTCATCTAATCCACTTATATAAGGCACCATTTCAAAATCTTCACGCAGTCCTTCAACGGGATCGTTATCAACATCAAACAAAAATTCTCGTTCTGTTTCAAAATCAAAACGCCAAACGTGTATAATCTTGTCAGTATTAAATCCTACTAGATTGCCTGCCATTTCGATCATTTCCGGCTTACTAAAACTAGAAATATTAGCCCTAATACCAATTGTTTGTAAAACGGTTTGAAAGTTTTGCTCTTTCCATCGTTCAGCTTCTGCTCCAGATTCTACTCGATGTTGTCCAGTATTGGTAATGTCAACTGTAGTATAGAGTTTATAACGCATGACATATTTAACAGTCGTAAAAAAGCCCCACTATAAAAGTGAGGCTTAGTCTTCCCATCCCTGAGAAATTTAACAATTACGCAATTGCGATACCTGTTGAGTCAATATCAACTGTAGTGATAGTAACTGTAGCAGAACCACCGTATGCTAAAGCTGCAAGAACTGCTGCTTCTGCATCGCCGTATCCGCCAGGAACGTTTGTGTCAGCATTGCTGTCGTTAGCTGTGTCATCGGATACAATGATAATGAAACCAGCTGTACCAGGTGTAAACACCATGTTAACTTCAGCAACTGTTTGAATTGCACGAACTGCAACTGCAAACTTGCTTAAAGCTGTGTGGCTAGCATCTGTAAAGTCAACTGGTGTAGAACCGTTAGCTTGTGTAGCTACAACTTTCAAGAAGCGATACTGACGTGTACCGAATTGTGAAAAAATTTGTCCAACGCCGTAAGTTTGTTGGGCTGTCATGCGACCGTAGTTTTGAGCTACTGTTGATCCTAATAGTGATGGCATAATAATCTCCTCTGAATATGCTTATCAACGCTCACTACTCTGTGAGCTTTGTATATGTATTTAGTACGGAGACAAAAAATGGGCTAGATTAGGCCAAAATTTGAGAGATATCTTCATACCAAACCTTGTCTTTACGACAGCGATCTAGTAGTTCTTGCCCTTGTTCTTCAGGCAACGCCGCTAGTACGGCTTCTACACACTCTAGGTCTTTGCCGCTAGCGTTAGGACCTAGTAAGATAGCTGCAATATCGTCCCAGTTAATAGCATATAGTGCGCCTTTTTTATTGTCAGCAGTGCGGATGTATAAGCCCTCCCATGCTGAAAACATAAAGCCCATATCCTTAGCCAACGTACCAATTAAGATCATTTTGCTAACTCCTTTCCAAGGACTACCTGCTGGAATGTTGTGCATGTGATAATGGCTAACTTCGGTAACGTTGTGAATAACTTCTAAGTCAACTTGATGTGCTGAACTAGCAAGCGGTACACGTACAAACACGTTAATACCGTTGCGCTTAGTTTGATATCCTAACGCCGTAAAGTATTCTTGCAGAGCGATGCGTGTTTCCTTTTCACCACTTACTTTAAGTGCCGTAGATACTGTTTGCAGTTCTACTTGCAAATCTAAGTCGTTAAGGATCTCTTTGTTACTACCGACTTTAACAGTATCGATGCCTAAACTTAGCAGATGGCTATCTACTATATTTTTAAGTTCAATTGCGGTGGATTTGTTAAATGATGTAGTGTCTGGAAATATTGTGTTTTTAGACATTCTTGTCTTTACTTTCCTGGATTCGTTTTATACCACGTTTAAATTTAGTGGGATCAGAACCCTTGATTGAGTTAATAAAACGGCGCTCTAACTCTGCTGCTGTTTCAACGTCATAGTTTTCTCTAATCAAATTGATTAGGTTGATAGCACTTTGAATTAGGTTAGCGCCACGATTCTCGATGACTAGGTCAGTGTCGCGGCTTAGTCCAATATCACTAAGTTCTTGAAGAATTGATCTTGTACTTTTACGCATGTTTAATATTTCCGTAATGTATTTAGTTGTATTGTAACAGAACTATTTGGCAAAATCAAGCCATTGACAAATCATGCAGTGCCGCATATAATGACATAAATACTCAGTAGAAACCATGAGTACTACACATTTTATACACAGAGGAAAACAAAATGTTACAGTTAATCAAAACTTGGGCCAAAAGCCTATCAGAATCATTTAGTAAGCCACAAACTTACGGGTCACAATTAGAGTATTATATCATCAGCAACAATCCACAAAGTGAAGGCGACGTCGATCGCTTAACTCGTGAATTTCATGCTCGCAATTCAGACACATATGTCTGGGCAAGAGGATTTTAACATGAAACGAGTATTAGAAGCAATTTACGATTTTTTTGTAGAATATGGAGAAGCTAGATATGAGTACCTTAAAAAACACAGCCTCTGGAGTTAAAGAGGGACGCCCAGCACATATGGGCGAAAAAGTTGCACTATGGCTAATAATAGCTATGGTCATCTATTTGTTTATAGCACAGTAATATGCCATACAGTACAGTTCGCAGGGTATTACCGCACGAATACCCAAAGTACCGTAAACACTTGAAAGCATTAGATGATGCTAGCAAGTATCTACGTTTTGGCTATCAAATCAAAGATGAAATGATAGACAATCTATGCGACAAATTTGAAGCAGAGCCTGAAAAAAATATTTTGTTTGCCATCGAAAACGATGACTTAGATCTTATTGCAATTGGGCACATTTCGGATCAAGAAGAACTTGAGTTAGCATTTAGCGTACTCAAAGGCTATCAAGGACAGGGCATGGGCACCAGGCTTATGAAACGTGTTATCCAATGGTGCCGAATACATGGCAAACTTAAAGGTTGCATGGTATGTCTGAGCACTAATGCGGCTATTAAGCATCTATGCCTAAAGCACGGTATTCACATTCATAGTGAGCATGGGGAAACCCTAGCAGATATTGAACTAGATAGTCCCAACATTACTACCTACGTAGCAGAAGCTACTGACAGCAATTTAGCAGTGATGGATTATTTAGGAAAAAGAATGCCTAAATTCGTTGCTTTTAAATAAAAAGAGATATATAATAGCACATCAGGGAAATTGAAGTACTTGATTACACAAACATACACACAAGGAGAATATTATGTTTACACCAGACTTTATTATTGATAGCGTTCAAGGCGCTAAAAAGACTTTCGTTACTACATTCATTACTAACGAGTCATTTAAGAAAGAACTAACTAAGTTAGTTGATGCACAAACAGAATTTGCAAAAGGCCAAGTTAAGACTACTTTAGCAATCGCAGAAGCATTTGTTAAAAATGCATCAAACGCTGTTTACGGCAAATAATAGACATACACACAGGAGAATATAACATGTCAGATTTTACACCAAAACTACCAGAAGTTAAATTTAATAAGAACGGTTACGAAATTCGTGCAGACATCTTAGCACTAGCAAAGGATCAAGTACAGAATGAGTTTAACGCAAAGTTTGCCGGTTGGCAATTTAGCGCACAGCGTGACGAAAAGACTAATCAAGTAGTAACTACTGTTGCTATGCCAGAGTTTCCAGGAGTTGAAAAGATTCTTGAAGCTGCTGAAAAGATGTATGCCTTTGTTAATGCTGGCGCTAAGAAGTAATTATATTATTAGCTAAACGCTTTATATTACAGGTATAACCTTTATTATATATTAGGACGGACCCTTCGGGGTCCGTTCTCTTTTACGCTATTGATTCTTGATCAAACAAGTTAGGATGTTTCTTACCCCAGTTACGCATAATAACTGCGGCACGAGCATTAGCTTCGTTTTCTTGTGGACTGCCAGTTGCGCCAGCGTCTGGATCATCTAGCTCATTCTTCAAGTCTTGACTGTAATGCACTAATTCGTGTGCAAGTGTGCGACATACATCCATGATGTGACGATTAACAACTGTGATGTCTATATGCTTTTCACCAGGAGCATAGCCACCAAAGCTCTTATGTTCTAAACTGCGAGCAGTGTCAAACATAAAATTGAACTTAGGTAGTTTGTCTAGTTCTAAATCTTCAGCAGCAAATCGGATAAACTCCAACAGAATCTTATATGTTGATTTTTTATCTAGGCTTTCAGTTAGGAGTTCTTTTACTTTCATACTATTACTTAGCTCCGCCAGTGTTCATATACACACCGCTTAAGGCAGCAGTTGTACATACAAACTCTACCATAGCAACAGAGTTGTTAGCATTACCCTGGAAGCTAGCTGTACCATTACTGCTATTAGCGGCTGTTAGTCCACTTACTGTAACTGTTGTAGCACCGGCGCCAGTCTTTAAGTTTAAACATAGTAATCTTACTACCTTACCTGCTATAGGAGTTCCTGTGATAGTGACAGTATAGTTAGCTTGACTAACGTTGTTTAGAATAACAACACCATTACAAGTGCCAAGATCCAAACTGTAAGCATTGCCTGTAACTGTGACTGGACCAGTCACAGCATGAACGTTACTGATAGTATGTGCGGCACTACCATCATAGGTTGTACCAGACTCTAACTGTAGTCCGTATCCAACTGTTAGTGCGCCCAGTGTACCGCCTAACGCTACACCACTGATTGTGCTGTTGGCTAATCTTGCGTTGGCAATAGCTGTAAAGCCCGATCCAATAGTTCCACTAGTCAGTGTGCCGACTGTAGTGATATTACTTGTTCCAGCCCAAGTAGATAATGCTGTGTTCTCAACGGCACTTAATCCAACTTTAGATTTGCTAATAGTTAACCAACTTGGATCACTATAGCTTCCACTTGTATAAACTCCATTAGTAACAGTACCAGCATTGCCACTTACACTACCTGTGATAGTTGCTGTCACTGATAATGAACCAAGTGTTCCAACAGTTGTAATATTTGTTGATCCAGCCCAGGTGCTTAATGCTGTGTTTTCTACAGCACTTAGTCCAACTTCACTCTTAGTATATGTTGGTTTAGTGGCGGCCTTGGCCCAAGCATAAACGTCTGTTGCTGGAGCACCGCCTGCTGTTGTAGCATACAATACATTCTTACTTGCATCAGCTGTATTGTCTACACTACCAAGTCCAACCATTGCTTTAGTAACGCCTACTACAGTGCCTGTAAATGTAGGACTGGTAAACATTGTGGCTTTGGATTCATTAGTTACATTACCAAGTCCAACTTTTGTTGCAGAAATAGTTAACCAACTTGGATCACTATAACTACCAGTGGTGTAGACTCCGTTGGTTACTGTACCTGCATTGCCATCAATGCTAACTCCAGTAAGTGTTTGACTAGCACTGGCTCTGTTATAGGTATTTTGTGTAGTACCAATGTAATATGTACTTGTTGATAGTGCTGTATTTTCTACACTACCTAATCCAACTTCACTCTTTGTATATGATGGTTTAGTTGCTGCCTTGGCCCAAGCATAAACGTCGGTTGCCGGAGCGCCGCCTGCTGTAGTAGCGTATAATACGTTCTTGTTAGCATCTGCCGTGTTATCTACATTACTCAATCCAACTTTAGATTTACTAATAGTTAACCAACTTGGATCACTATAACTGCCTGTGGTTACAACACCATTAGTCACTGTGCCTGCATTACCAGTGATACTACCTTGTATTGTTGAAGTGAATGTCTTAGTTCCGTCAATGCTCTGATTACCAACGGTGTAAACACCATTAGTTACTGTGCCTGCATTGCCGCTTACTGTACCAGTCACATTGCCACTTAGGTTAGCTGTGATTACGTTTGCGGCAAAGTTGCCACTTGAATCTCGACTAACAATAGTGCTGACTGTTGAGTTAGGAGTGGCATCGCTGCCCAGCGTCATAGCGCCAGTAGTTTGATTTACAGTAATATGTCCGCCACTGGTCAAGCTGACAAACGCATTGCCGCTTGGTACTTGTTTCCAATGTGTGCCATCATAGATGACAAAGTCGCCAGCTAAGAATGTTTTGCTTCCATCACCAATATCTCTAGTACCGCCAACTTCTACAATGTATTCCCAACCTATGTCTAACCCTGCCGGTAGTGAGTCGCTTAATGTGGGAGTATTAGTCGTTGCGTTCCACACACCCTTGAACACAATAGCACCTGTTAAGCTATCTGGAATCTGCGTAGGATCTAGTTTGCCAGTGCTATCCAACGTGGCAACATACGGAGCATTAGTAATCTTCTTTTCAGTTAAAGGAATACCTGCTGTAGTTTGTCTTGTACCGTCCTCAGTAAATGTATAACCATTACCTTTGAATCCAGTACTGTCCACACTGGCATTGTTAGTAATAGCAGTTGTACCTGCCGGAGTTGTCCAAAAGTCAATGCGAGATCCTTTAGCAGAGTTAGTATACGGTTCAACTGCTGTAAAGTCTATGCGAGCAGTGCCGCCTGAACCAAAGCCGTTGCTACCATAACCATTGCCTGATAAACGTAATAAAATATCACCAGTGCTAGATGCGGTTGGACTAGCGATTGTACCACGAGCC